ATATGGAGACCCTTGATGTTGTGATAGGATAAACACTGATAAGTAGATATAGAAATAGCGTTAGAATTTGGCAAGAAAGCCGTTCTAACGCTATTTTGTTTGTGTGAATGCGTCTCATATCGTGGAATGGAGTTGGTATACAACTAAAGATATGATTGATTCTTGCTTTACCGTAATGATAGTAACAGCAATGTTTTATATATACGGATTTTTTGACATGTTTATCAGTCGCCTCAAGTTAGGACGTAAAATCTGTGCATGATTATGGGAAAGATACTAAATTATGAGAGAAGATTTGGCAATATAAGGTATATCCCCTGCCATGTTTCGAGTGGGAAGATGTGGTGAGATGTTTCCTCGTTATCCTTCTCGGCTGGCTCATCTCTTAAAAGTAAAAAGGTAAAAAGGTAAAAAAGCCTTAACCCCTTTGCGCCCACGTTCCCAGCGATTCCATCGCTGGTCCGTAACTTTAAAAAAGCCCTGCTATCCATCGCGGACGGCAGGGCTGCATCGTTTTTTAATACTTTTTTAAAGATTATAACACCGCCACCTTTTTTACGGGCAGCGGAATTTCGATTGCAAAGATACGAAGAAAAACCGAGATATGTAGAGAAATTCAGAGAAAATCGGAGAAATTCAGAGAAAATCAGAGAAAAACTAGAAATCATCTGTAAATTTTCGTGTATATCCGTAAGAATTGTCCGATTTTTTTGTAGTAAAGTGCCCGCCCCAAGTGATTCTTTCGCTGTTCTCTAAAAAAGATGAAGCCTTCCGCTCCTTAATACGAGGAGCAGAAGGCTTCATCTTATTCCTAAACACGCATACGCCCTGGGTTAGGATTTTCTGCCCTTTCAGGGCGTGTGGAACTTACTCGGAGCTATTGATACGCTTCGTCTCTGTTCTTCCTCCATATCGACGAGAGGTAGCCGTTTTCGCAGTTATAAAGTTTGATGAGCGAACCGTAAAGGTTCGTATAATAGAAGGTAGCCACATGGTTCTCTACCAGATAACCATTGATCGTAACCTTTCCGTTCTTCGTAGAATAGGTGGTAGTGAAGTCCTTCTCACCCTCTATTATCATGTGCATGGTGCCATCCTCGTTAAACGTCATGGAACCCATGCAATCCTTCTTCTTTCCATCTTTTGTCATAGTTATGACGCAATACCAGGTACCCCTTATCGCCGCATCATGGTCCGTCTCATCCGAAATATCATTCATCGAATTGCCGCATCTCATCTGGCATTCATTGCCGTTGGCGAAGGTTCCTACAATCAGCGGACGCATATCGATGCTCGCCGATGTCCCGCTGCCCGTAAGCTTGTTGCTCTCCTGCAGATGCACGCCCGATAGAGTTCCGTTCAGCAGACTGCCGATATTGAAACCTGCAGGTCGGCCTACCTCGAAGCGGGTAGTAAGCTTGTCGCCCTCCATCTGCCAGTGGCCGAAGGCAACGTTAGGCTCGACAACATAACCGCCTGGAGTCACATCGCCACCATCCTCATAATAAACCAGGTGGTTCTTGTAGTAAGAATAAGTACCGCTGGTGCTGTTGATGGTCCACTCGTTGCCGGCAAGATATTCCTTCACCTTAGCCGCCTCCTTCTCGCTCTCGTCCTCGCTGCTGCTGCAAGCCGCCAGCGATGCCGTCATCATTCCCATGGCCACCACTGAGAAGATAGCCATCATGGAACGTTTCATCATGGATAGAAAATTCTGTTTCATTTCTTCATTCTTGTTTTAAGAGTTATACATTATTAATTATTTAATATTCATCATTCATTCTTCTTCGGGCAGCAGAACCACTCCCACCCTTACTTTCTTGCCGCAGTGAGGGCAGAAGGTAGAGGTCTGAATCATCTGCTGCTGGTTTTCTGATACCAGTCCGTTTTCGTGAACCTGATAGGTTGGTTCGCTCCCTGCTTGCTGCTGCACAAAATTCACCTCTCTACAGGTGACACCTTCCGGCAGACCGCCCCACAGCGTAGCGTTTAGAGTTTCGCCCTCATGTTTTTTTCTAGCATCTTCGAGTTTCCTCAGTCTATCCATCGCATCATGCAGACCACTTCCGTTTGGACTCATATCAATCTCAACAATCTTTTTCTTTTCGAGGACTTCCATCCATTCATCAATTTCTTCTTTCGTGCTGCTAGGATAGGCTTTTTTTGTCAGGTCACGCAGAATAAGTTCCAGCGGCATCTTGCTATCCTTTGCGCTTTCGAGTGCCTTTTCTCTCTCTTCTACCTCCTCCGTAGGGTCGGGATAGAAGAGGTCGGTGATGTCGCAGCCGATGCCTTCGGCTATCTGAAAGAGCTTGGAGACGGTAGGGTTGCCGTTGATGATCGGACTCATGTTCTGAGTAAGCAATCCGGTTCTTTTGCAGAGTTCAACCTGCGTCATATTATGTTCACGCAAGGCTCTTTTTATATCCAGTTTCTTCATAATCTTTATCTAATATATTATTATTTCGGTGCAAAAGTATAACGAAATATTGATTTATGCAAGTTTTTTGGCGAAAAATTACTTATAAAATGGAATTTTCTTTGAAAAAGTTTGGTGGTTTCGATAAAACTCCTTATCTTTGCACCGTCTAAAAAAATAATAATTCGGGGCGAAAGCTACATTGTAGTATCAGAGTGTGTCGTAAGATATATCTTTGGTATGGACGTGTCGCATACATACATGCAAGATTGATAATACGATAGATGTATAAACATATTTGCAGTACGTACTCCCTTGCTTACACTCGTAATGATGTAAGCGTGGCCGTTTTGTTCGCTCCGAATATTAGACCATTAGACAAAGGGCGAGGCGTACTGCCTTTTTTAGATAGCATTATCTATCATATAATAAAAGGTACGTAAATGTCTAATAATATAAATTAATATGGAACGAACAAAAGAAACAACCATCACCCTACCAATGGGTAAAGCTGACCTCCAGGAGGCAGCCACGGCAGTAATCGAGCAGCTTGCCACTGCACCACCCGACACCGGAAGTATGAGTCAAGAGCAGTCTATATCCTATAATATGGGCTTGAGTATTCTTTTTGCGTGTTTGCGCTCCACCTTTGTGCAAGCATGAAGTTTCACCTTTTAAAAAGATTAAGTTTATGATTCAGCTAACAAAACAGAGTAGTGATAGCGAGATAAAGGCTTACTTTATCCAAGTGTTAAATCTTTCAAGAAGTAAAGAGGAGTTTCCGGTGAATTTGGATGAGGTCTGGCCGTTGGTATTTAAGTTCCGCTCCGATGCCGTAAGAGCATTGTCAAAGAACAATTTATTCGTGAAAGATATTGATTATCAAGTTTTGAGCACAAATGCTCAAAAGTCGGGAGTTTTTTCCCAGAATGCTCAAAAGTCGGGAGTTTCTACCAAAAATGGCAAAAAGTCAGGAAGCACGCAAGATGAAGGCAAAAGCGTGATGGGTCGCCCACAGAACACCTATATGCTTAGTGTTCCATGTCTTGAGTTCTTCATCGCCCGCAGGGTGCGTCCGGTATTCGAGGTTTACCGCCAGGTATTCCATAAGGTAGCAGGTGGCGGCATCAGTCTCGGCAACCAGGTATTTCAGTCGGTACCTATGAGCCTAGAGGAGACTCTTGCGCCTTTGGCTCGCTACAATGCGATGATAGAAGACCGCTTTGATATAGTAAGAGGCGCGTTAACCAATGCCGGCATAGATGATGGCGGCGTAAATGAGCGTGGCTCCTTGACTTATGCTGCCAATGCTTGCCGTGCCGAATATAAAGCTTATCGAAACTGCATAAGTCAGCTGGTATATGTAGAGACCGCTTTCAAACTGGAAGGCCCCACTGCTTTTTCGCTGTATGATTATTAATCGGTAGAATAGAAAAATATAAGCCGCACGCCCTGAACCAACGGTCATCGGCCGAAGGGAAAGGTAAAGGGCAGAAGCTCCTAGCCCAGGGCATCGCCCTGGGTATAGGCGTGCAGTTCCCGCCGCCCTGTAAGGGCAAAAGCCTTACCTAGGCTACTGAAACGAATTATTTATTTACCCCTCTAACTATTTGTGTTTTAAATAGTTATATTTTTCACTTTAAGTATAATTACCATTTCCCCGATGTACTGGCTTTGCACGGCTCAACCCGACGGAGAAAATAAATAATTGATATTTAGAGCGATACAGCCGTGTAAAAAATCCCGAAACTTTGAATCGCACGGACGAGCCTCGCCGCCCTGATATGGCTGCCCGCTGCCCGCCCCTCTCCGGAGGTGTCCGCCAATATGCCGAGGCACCCCGGCAGGGTGGAGAGGGTCGAGAGGGTGAGCGGGAGGGGATCGCCCGCCCTGGCTGTATGGCTGCTTTACCTTCACCACCTGACGGAGGGGAAGAGGACGAGGCGAGGCGGGCAGGATGGCAGACCGTCGAGGCGCTGCCCTGTTGCTGGTTGCTGGTTGCTGGTGCGACGGTGGCGAGGTGGTGAGCGGCTGGCGATGGTGTGGACGGTGAAGACAGCAGACAGAACAGAAGAGAGGCGAGGAACGGGCGAAGAGGTCGGCGGCATCCTTCGCCCTGGTTCTTTTTATTCCTATTTTTTTTGCTTTTGTTCTTTCTCTATATAATAAGGTATATATAATAATATAATATAATAGCTATTATTTGTTTGTAACCATATAATAGTGCTTATTTTGTAAAAATACTATCATAATAGCGTTTATAAAGGTTAAAAATACTATCTTTTAAGTATTTTCTTTGCAAAATATTTGGCGGCTCAATATTTTATTAGTACTTTTGCAGTACAAAAATAAAACATAGTACAAACATTTAAAATAATAAAGTTATGAAAAAGAATAATATCAAGCAGTTAAAAGAAATCGTAAGCAACGAAATTTTTTTCGATCTGTCCTATCAGGGCGTACAGGCTTACAATATTAGTGCGAATGAGTACGAAGTTATAACAGGCTTTTGGAAGTGCAACGGCCGTTATTATTTCGTAGACCGCAACAATAACAAATACCTTGCGGGCAGATACGCCCGTATCGCTTGGCGCTGGCTCAATACCCGTCACTTATTCGGCGATGACTCGGAGGCGGTCACGCTGACCGGCTGGCAGTATCTCGGAGTGGCCGCGGTTGCTATCGTCTGCGGTCTCCTCTTCTCTATTAAGTTTTAAATAATAAATTATCAAACATTTAAATTTAGAAAGTTATGAAGTACTTTAAAAATATAACAACAGCCGAAGAAATTAAAAAGCAGTTTCGCGCATATTGCGTAAGCATGCACCCTGACAAGGGCGGAGATCCTGAGGAGTTTAAGCAGATGATGTTGGAATATAACGACATTATAAAGAACTTCGAGCGCGCAAAGGAGGAGGCAAGAGCCGAGGAGGAAGCACGCAAAGCAGCCGAGGAGGCACGCAAGGAAGCAGAGGAACGCAAGCGCAAGGAAGAGGAAGAGGCACGCAAAGCAGCCGAAGCACTCCGCGAAGTCATCGCAAAGTGGAGCGGTAAATTAAAGACCGTGAAGTCTGCGAGCGGATGGATAGAAAAACCCACTGCCGACTACCTCGCTGCAGTTAAATATAACATTAAGCAGATATTAAATAAATATTTTCCTGGTGTAGTTTTTAAAGTCTCATTAAGAAATAAGACCTGGAGCGCATCTGCTGAAATCTTCTGGACTGATGGACCATCTACCAAGCAGGTGGAAGAGGTGGAGGAATTAAACCTCTTTATTTCTCATTATCACACCTCCAGCCCTTACGAGGACTACGGACACGACGAAGAAATGAAGAGTACCCGAGCATGGCGCAACCAGTACGGGCAAATATCGGCAGACCGTTTCGAATTTACTCGTACATTCTCAGATCTCGGAAAGGCTGAAGTACTGGCAAAGATTTATGAAGCCTTCCCGCAGTTTGAGGGGATGACTAAAAAAAGTGATGCCGCTTTTATTTCTTTTGATGATGCTTTGCACCTTTGCCAGTTGCTCGGCTTTCATCATAAGGAGACGGGCAAAGCCTGGGCAGATCTGAGCGAGGAAGAGAGAGAAAAAAAACGCGCATGTGATGACCTTTACGAGGAACAGCGTAAAATTATCTATGATTTGGAAAGCTCGCGAAATTGGTATAACAAAAATACCTCTCTCAGTAGCGTTATAGACGCATTTTTGAAGGTTTACACCGTCAGCGAAGAAACCACACGAGCAGCAGCAGAAGCGGCAGCCGCTCCGGTGTTCGAGGCAAAGCACGGCGCAACCTGGCAAGCAATTAAAAAGGCACTGGGCGCAAATGTTTTTTGCATGTCTGAAGATAAAGAGATTACAATCCCCGAAGCTGCCGAGATGGTAGCGAAGGGCGAAAAAGTGTACCTTGGAAAACCTGCAATGTATGACGGCGAAAGGTGCATTTACGGCGTAAATTGTGGCGGTGCTAAAGTTCAGCAGAAGCGCGCCGACAAGTTCGCGGCTGTAGGTATTCAAATTTCAAATTATGGTTATAACAGTTATAAGGATGTAGAAATATTGCAGTTTGCCGCCGATGTACTCGCAGAGCTTCGCAAGGATGCCGAGAAAGTAGAGCAGCAGCGCAAGGAATGGGAAGAGGAACAGAAGAACGGCAAGCAGACCGCGCACAAGGCAGACCACAGCCAAAAGGCAGCCGAGGGCGTGGATCTGACCGCAGCGCCTGCCGATGGTCTGGAGCTGGTAGAGATTGCCGGAGGCGTGGCAGTTGTAGGCGATCAGCGCGCGACATACAAGAACCGCAAAGCAATAAAAGCGCATGGCGCAATCTGGAATAAAGAGGCGCAACAGTGGCAAGCAACCACCGCCGAGGCGGTGGAATCCCTTCGCGAGTGGTTCGGGATGACCGAGCAGCAGGACGAAACGACCGCAGCAGATGCCGAAACCTGCGAGCAGGTGGAAGCCGTGGGCGTTCTTGCGTCTGCCCTCTCCTTCCTGGTCGGCGCTATCGTATCAGCAACCGAAAAGGCAAACGAGGCATTGAAGAAGGCAGCAGCAGAAGCAGCGAAAGTAACCGCCAAATTTGAGGCAGAGCACAGAGCCGAAGAACGCAAGGAGGCCGCCGCCATCCTTCGCGAACAGATAAAAAAAGTATCTGAGCAGGTGGCGAGCCTGTCCGATACCCTCGCCCAGATGCAAGAGCGATTAAACGCCCTGGAATCAGGGCAGGACGTGAGCGAGGAAGCGACAGAAGAGCCGCAGATGGACGCAACCGCACAGAGCCGCCCGAAGGGTGGCAGCGGTTCGGGCGTTGATCTCTCAATGCTGCAAGAAGCAGCAAAGGACGTGCAGCGGCTCACGTGGGAAAGTGAGTATATAAAGGCAGCCTTGGCGGAACTTTACGCCCTTTGTGCTTGTGGTGTTTCTGTTGTTGATCTCATCGACGAGACAAAAGCGCTGGCCGGCACTCGCGAACCGCTCGGAGTTGTAGGGCTTAGATGTGCAAGTATTCGGCACATAGCAGAAAATCGCGCAAAGGCTATTATTAATATAGACGTATTACACGCCCTTTTCTCTCTTCACGATACAAAACCAGGCAGCGACGAAGCCGCATAAATCGAGCACCAAGGGCACCGGGTGAGGGTTCAATCCCTCACACCTACCCTTCAAAGCTTCGGAAATCCTACGTTATAGCGTGCGTAAATCATCACCGAAAAAATACGCCGCAAGAAAAATTTTTCTTTCACTCATCAAAAACAAAAAAAATAAAATGGTAGATTATCAAAACATATTTAACCGTGATTTTTATACCACATCCCGCGAGGTCTACGACATGATGACCACGGGCGAGAGCCTGGCGGATGCTGTAGTACTTGAACCTTCTGCAGGTTCGGGAAATATCGTAAAATTCTGCAAGGAAGACGGCGCAAGGTATGTAAAGGCTTGCGAGATTAACGATACTTTGCGTAATAGCTTATATAATGACTGTAACGTGATCGCGCCCGACTTCCTGACGGTGCAGCGTGAGCAGGTGGCAGACATCAATTATATTATAATGAACCCGCCATTTACAACGGTAGAAAAGCATATTTTGCACGCTTGGGAGATTGCGCCGGATGGTTGCACCATCCTCGCCCTTTGCCCTTCCTCTCGCTTCGCTCATTGTTATGGTGCCGATCAGAAATTAAAGGAACTGGCGGACCTTTATGGAAGCCGTGAGGAATTAGGCGATGTTTTCAACACTTCGACCGCAGACCGCAGAACAGAGGCGGAAATCTCTCTCCTTCGTCTTTATAAGCCAGCAGACAAAACAGAGGATTTCGACGACCTCGATTTTGATGAGACTCCGGAAGGCTGGGACGATATGGGCAACGGGCAGGAAGGCGTAATTAAATACGATGCCGTGCGCGATATGGTGAAGCGCTACAACTCAGCCCTGGCGCAGTTTGATGCCGTGCAGGAGGCAAGCAGAAAGATAAATGAAGATATAAAAACCTTCTCAGCCTGCCGCATTCATTTCGGTGCTCATGGGGACGACTGCCGGGGCAACAAGTTCCAGAACATCACCCGCGAGCGGTTCCGCAAAGAATTGCAGCACGCCGCGTGGCACAACGTTTTTCAGTTACTCAACATGCAGAAGTATACCACCAACGTACTGCAGGAGAAGATCGCTCGATTTGTGGAGACTTCAGAGGCTCGCCCCTTCAACCTGAAAAATATCTATCTGGTTGTATCTTCCGTATTACAGAACATCGGAAATATCATGGAGGAGTGCGTAGTGAAGGCTTTCGATACCATTTGCAGCCTGTCTGCTGAAAACTCGACAGCGGGCGAAAAGTGGAAGACTAACAGCAATTACATGGTGAATCAGAAGTTTATAGTAGATTACTTAGATTGCGAAATGAATTACCGCGGGTACCTTGATTATAGCTTTTATTCATCCGATGGCCGCCAGCGAGAAATGGAAGATTTTTACAAAGCGATGAGCTTTTTAAGTGGTACGCCATTATCTGATGAATACGGCCGCCCATTCAATGCAATCGTAGTGCGTCATTGTACCGACTTTGGCAAATGGTTCTACTTTGATTGGTTCCGCGTGAAGTTTTACAAAAAAGGTACGATGCACTTTGAATTTACAGATATAAACATCTGGTATCGCTTTAATCAGATTGCCGCCAGGCATAAAGGCTGGGCAATCGGCAGCGTATCTCAGTGCAAAGCGCGCAAGGTGTGGCGAGACATTCAAAAGCCGTAAGCCCTCGTTATAGAAGGCTTCGGAAATCACAAATCCACCTGTGCGGAAATTCGCACAGGCTAAACAAAATATCATTATAGATTATAGAATAAATTAGAAATTATGAGAAAAGAATATGCTTACATCCTGTGCATTGCAGGAAAGATCAAGAAAGTGATTGCAAAGAGCTGGTGGAATAAGCCGGAAGAAATTAACAATATTGCTGGCGATATGTTTGCCGCAGCCTATGCTTTCAAAAAAACGGCCGCCATTTTGGTATATGAGAAAAAGAATAGAACAGAATGGATATATGTTAGCGATCATCAGGCTTTTAACGTATATAAGCCGAAAGAAATCACCATCTGGGCGAATAATAAGATAGATTACGAGACACCGGAAGGTAAATGTATTGTCACCGAATAATATTATAAAATTAGAAATATGGCTAATACAACAAATAAAAAACCTTGGGGATATGGTAGTTATTTGAAGTATGATTTTGTTTTCGATTTTCCTTACGGTATTAGCGCAGTAGATGAAGACGCTGATATTATTGCAGCAGAGTTACCTGATAATTCATATATCTTTTTCGAGACTTCCGTTCCTGAAGTATTAAGATATATTAGAGACAATTACTCAGATGATATAGATACCACCGTTATAGACCAGAAATTAAAAGAGTCAAGCGATGACGATAAGGAATAAAAAAGCCCCGACCTAAGCCGGGGCACCGCGAGCCTTCCGGCTCTAATCTACTATAGTAGAAATTTGGCTCTTTAAGAGCGTTTGAATCCACAGACTTTTGAAAGTCTGACCGTCAACGGAAGTTTTATTGCTCTTTCTATTCCATAAAGGTACGATTGAAATCTTCCGAAGACGAGTGCAAATTTAAGAAATAAAACAATACGGTGTATCAATTTACCCGAAAAATTATAGAATTTTAAGTTTTTAAAGCCCTACCGCATCGCGGATAAGCGGAATAAAGATGTTTAAGATATTGCACGCCTTCCTTGATTATCCCTTCTGCTCGTTCGAGTTTCTAAACCTCGACACTCAGGATCATATATTTGCTTCATTCTTCGATGATCCTCTTTATGAGCTTCTGAAAGAGTGCGGGGTGAATTATGACAACGAGTTAGAAGGGAAGATAATAGAGAAGATTCCGTCCGATTTGCGCATACATACCAGGGAGTATGCCGTTATCAGGGCGCAACAATATTTGGAAGGTTCTTGGTTCTTTCCCTGGCTAAAGAAGAAAAAGTAATATAATCATTTAGCCCTACGCATCACGGTGAAGCGGATTCAATATGAAGAAAGATAGATTTGTTGTAAAATCCAGCAAGACCGAATCTGTAGTATGGACGGTTGAAGATAATGTGTCGGGCATCGGCATCACGTTCGTAGAAGGAGATTTGTTTGATACTTGCAGATATTTTGTCATCGACAAAGCAAAATGCAAGAATAAGAATGTTGATAGTATCGTTGCAAATATCACGAAGTGGATAGGTGAAAAACACCTGGATCTAGCTGTATGTAACGTTTCTGCTCGTTTCCGTGCTATCTGGCTGCTGAACGATTCCCACAGCCTGACAGTCATCACTGAGGCTATTAAGGGTATCTCTCCTAACGATGTGGATATGACCAAAGCTTCTGATACTCTCTTTAACAAGGTTCACGATTACGTTCTTATGGGCGATGGCGAAAATGAGTTCTGTTCCGAGCAGGAGATTACCCGACTCCTGGGCGCAGTATCTATGCTATCAGATAAAGAGGCGATGGAGGTGTTTTGCGTGGCTTCCGTGTTCTGGAACTACAAGGATAAGGCAGAAATAGATATTGGCAATTATGCAGATGATCTTATTTGTTGGCCAGTCTATTTATCTCGTGAGCAACAAGCCGAGGCGATGGGTAACGATAGTAAGATCATCGAAGCTGAAGGTTTTGAACTCGAAGAAGAGGAAGAGGAAAATAGAACGCAAAAAGGCTTTGGCCAACCTTCTATTTCGGAAAAATAGAACATTTTATAGAAACTTTTTAAATTCACAAAGAAAATGGAAAATACCAAAACATCAAATAAGAGAGGCAGACGAGCTGCAGAGGGCAGCGTGCATAAATATGTGGTACCCGATGACGTTCACGATTGGATCAAAAAGCATGGAGGCAGCAGATATATCACGGATATTATTCGCGCTATCGAGGCTGCGACCTTGCAGGCTCAGAAGAAGCAGCAGAAAAGCGAGGAGAAGAAAGAGGATAGTCACGACAGCGGTCCTTCGGTACAGGCTTCTAACTTTAAACAGGTAATCGAGCATATTTGCATACCTGTGACAGACGAACCTATCGAGGAGGAGGATTGCAAGCTGATTTGCAATGTGAAACGTATCAGATATGGTTATCCTGTAAATTCTGATTCTAATGGTGGATCATGGAGGATAGCTGAAGACGTAGACGCAACTACCTTTCATAAACTTGTCGAAATAATTCGCCAATGCTTAGAGAGTGACTATGAAAACGGTCTTTGCTCAGGAACTCCTCATAGATTTGAAGATTACGTTATAGAAGGCATAGAGATTTGCAAAGATACTCGGGTAGCTACTGTTACCTTCGGCAGCTAGTCACTCCTTGTTATAACATCGGTGAAACTTCACCGATGCTGCGACAAAATTATAAACTTCAATTTTAATACATTTAAAGATTATAGCATTATGAAAAAAGCAATCACATATTCCATTGCAGCCATCGCCCTGGTAGGCGTAGCTGTGCTGCTCTTCTCTACCATCGGTGTAGCAGTGTTTTTCCTGCCACTTCTGGCTGGAGCATTCAAATAAAATACATCAATTTTAATACTTTCGTTTTTTTAAAGATTATAAGATTATGACTAATAAGGAACTGAACATGGCTATCCTCAGCAAACTGTATGAAATAGCTGAAATGATTTGGCAGAAGATGGTAAGAAACGACCACGGTTGTTTTCGTGCCAGCGAGATAGCAAAGAACCTGGGTAAGATTTTCTATTGGGGTGATGCAGATAAAGATGAGCTTATCCAGATAGAGGTAGGCAATTTCCGCTGCGAGTTTGCTGCTGCGCATATCTTCCGTCTTGTTACCAAGTTCGAGAATCTTGCCGGTATCGGCAAGAAGGCGCACATGTTTAATTATCAGGAGGAGAACGAGAAGGAACGTGGCTGCGTATGTTTCCAGGCTACCAAGGAGATGGCAGAGCTTTGCGATTTCGTTTATAAGAAGCAGGATAAAGAGGCTGTGACAAGTATCTTTATCGACGCTGAAAAAAAACGACTGGTGGCTACAGATACCTATAAGTTGCTTGCTATGCCTGTAACCATCACCCAGAAGGCTGGTGATACCCGCGAAATGCTTATCAACGCGAAGACCTGGAAAAAGATGTGCGCAAAGATGAAGAAGGGAGAAACCTACGAACTGATGGCTACCAAACTGGATAACCGCGAAGAGGCTACTGTGATTGAGTTTGAAGGCGTGACTTCCTACGAGCCTTCTACTTGTCGTTTTGTGAACTGGACATACTGCTTTAGCAAGTTATCGGCAGAGCATTCTGTGCATCTGGGCAGCAGTTGGGAGGCTATCCAGCAGATGATCCGCTCTGTAAACGAAGAATTGGTTTATCTTTCCGGTAAGCAGGGCGAGAAAGTTATCACGGTAAAGATGGGCGAAAATTGGGCTACCTTTGCTACGGATGAGGTGTTAGCTCATAGCTTTAATCTCTGTTTTATGGGCGAAAAACTGCTTTCCATCTCACAGTTAGATGTGCTCTATCTGGACATGGAGGCTAATACACCAAAGCCTGCAGTATGCGGAAACGGATATATCTATTTAATCTGTCCTTACACGATGGGCGATGCCTATGTGGGCGAACTGGTGGCCGATGGCGTTTACGATGCTGGTAAGGCAGGTAATCTTATCGACCTTTTACAGCAGAGCTGCGAAATCACTACTCCTGTGGTATCATCTTCTGAAAAGGCTGCGTCATCTTCTGAGAAGAAAAAGAAGTCTGTGGATGATAGCCGCAAGTTTACTTTTGATAAGATCGGCATCGAGCCTGGCGACATCATTACTTTTATCCATGGTGGGCAGAGGGTTATCACGATAGACAATAACAAGGTGGTATACCAGGGCAAGGTTTACACTCTTTCCGGCTTCTGTAAGGAGTTTATGCCTGATGATAGACGGAATAAGGCTAACAGCTATCGTGGCTGCGCTTTCTTCGCCTACAAAGATGTGAAGCTGGATAAGATGTTCAAGGAGGCGCTGAAGGCTAAGGAGCATGCAGATTTGGAGCAGGATAAGGAGGAAGACGAGAAAGAAACAAAACACCTTTCCGTTTCCGTTCCTGCGGCTATCATAAAGATGAATATTGCCGAGTTGCTTGCATCACCATCGTACACCAGAGATTTTAAGCCTGTATGCGGCTATCTTGTATCGTCGCCTATCATTGTACCATTTGTACGTGATAAGGACGTAGGCGCAAGGAAAACCCACTATCTGGTAGGCGTGGCTGCGCAGCCTATGCCACCACCTGGGAACGCAAGAAAGCTTTTGCCCTTACAGGGCGAGAGGGGCGCGCCTATGATTACCCAGGGTGTTGCCCTGGGCTAGGAGCTTCTGCCCCTTCTATTATATTTGCACTTGGAAAAATAAAGAGGTGAAAATCTTTATATCTGCAAACTTTTGTTAACTTTGCAGAAAATTAGATAAGTACAATAAAAAAGAAGAATACTCCATATCCAGCGTTAACCCTGTGCCCCTTCTAGCATAGTAAAGGCTTAGCCCTGTTTGGGGAACTGGATATTTTCTGAGCAGAAGCTTGAGAGTAAATTAGCCTGCTTGTGTAGAACAAGACAGGACTCGTAGTATAGTTTTAGCCGCTCAGAACGGAGCACCCTTCTTATTAAAAACTTTATTCAATATGCAAATATACGGAATAGATTTGGCAAAAGAGAAATTTGACGTAAGTTTTTTCGACTTGACATCAAAAAAAGTATCAAACCACCCTTCACATAAGGTTGTAAAGAACAATTTTAAGAGTATCGGAAGGTTTTTAGAAACCCTTCCAAGCGATGCTGTATTGGTTGCTGAGCATACCGGAGTTTATGGTGATACTCTCTTGAAGTGCTGCATGGATAGCAATGTAAAGATTGCCTTTGTGGGTGGATATGTCATCCATAGATATAGAGCTACCCCTGACCGTGCCAAGACGGATGTCCTGGATTGTGCACTGCTCAGAGATTTTGGAGAGAGATATCCTGATAAGCTGAAATACAAGACGTTTCCAGAAGAGGCTCTATATGAGCTTCGTCAATTGGCACGCCACCGAGAAATGCTTGTAGAACAGCGTAAGCAGCTAATAACAGCCGACAAGAGCGAGGATTGTCGTCCTATCAGAAGTCTTGCCGTCAAGCGAAGCATGGACCGTATCAAAGAGATGTTGGACACGGAAATTGCAGAGACGGAAAAAGAAATGTTGAAAGTCATAAATGGACATGAGAGCATTCGCCACAACTATGAGCTTGTTAAAAGTGTCGATGGAGTTGGGCTGATTACCGCAGTAGAACTATTGGTAAAAACAGAGAATTTCACAAAAATAACTACAGCGCGCCAATATGCTGCTTATGCAGGAACTGCGCCATACGAAAAATCATCGGGGAAAATGGACAAGGGAGCACATATATCCAAGATTGGTAATAGACGGTCAAAGACCTTGTTGTACATCTGCGCAGAAAGCGCCAGATTGCACAACAAGGAGATTAAACTGTATTACGAGAGACGTACTTTAATAGATAAAAAGCCGCGTCATTATGTACTAAATGCCATAGCAAACAAGTTGCTAAGGATCATATTCACCCTCGTGGAAAAAGGTGAATACTATGACGCAAACTTCATCAGGCAAGACCCAAGGGCCGTTAAATATAATTAACGTTAAAAAATACGCTCAAAGCTTGCTCAATTAGAGTAAAACAGGGCGTGCTACTTGAGGAAATTTAATAAAAAAACGTAAGGGTATATAATAATTCCGGAGGCCTTTGCGTTATCAATTATAGAACAATTTTAAAACTAAAATTATGAAAGATAATGAAGTAGTAGTTACTATCCCCTGCAGCGATCATGCCATCTTTCTTGATCATTATGGCATATTGTATGAGCGCATTGGTCTTGCATGGAAGAAAGACAAGGACAGTTTAGAAGGTTCTAAAGAGTCTTATTACATTGACAGAGAGGGTTCCTGGCAGATTCCTGAAGGTGTGGATGAATATACTGGAACTTCTATCGTCGCTCATCGTGGAGAAACGATACCTTTTGAAGATCTATGTTACGTCTTTGGATATACCCAATATATTCCATCGGTTATTCCTGACCTGAAGAGTTACGACGTTCATATAGATAAATCGAACATGACCGGTTCCTTGAAGGTATTTCTATACCGTGACGGTGACAAACAAAAATACTCGTCCTATAAACTGACTGTAGAAACCGATAATGGCGTATTAGTTATGTCTTTATCTAAGTTTCTGTACTTTACAGAACTCGGTTTAAAGGATGAGAAAGAGAATATACTAGGGACGTTGAGAGACTACCTGGTTTCTTTTCTGATAGAATACAGCAAGCAAATAGGGTTCAGGGTTGAATTTGGAATATTCTTCCGGAAATCAACTGATCGGAAAGCTGACTACCGCAAAAGGCAAAACCGTTTCATCTGCCAGGAAGAAAAGAAGTATCTCGGACCGATAAGGAAATTTGTGAAGGAGGAATTTGAAAAGGATTGGAACGATGTTCTGGGCAAAGAGAATGAGAGGGAAATATATAAGAAAGAGCGTGACGAGTGGCAGCAGGAAGCCGCCAGCAGATATGACAAGGACCCGAACCTGATGGAATAGGTTTTCCTACGTTACTCTACCAATATCACCATTACCATGGGTAAGAAAGACAGCGAAAAGACCTACTCCACCTTCACGGTTCCAAATGTGAATTTCGAGCGCAACAAGATTACGACGGTTAGGGGGGGGACAGTAAGGTAAAAAGGTGCATTCGTACTTTGGTATGTTGCACCTTTATTCTTTATTTCCACGTTTCCACATTTTCACGTTTCCACATTTCCACAAAAGCAGAAACGCATACACAAATACACAAACGCATAAATACATAAAAGCACACATCAATAAAGAAATTTACAAACAAATGAACAAATAAATGAGTAAATAAATGCACGAATAAATGAATAAATAAATCAATGCAGGTATCAAGGAATAAAGCAACCAATACACCCATGAATGTACGAATAAACAAATAAATGCACTCATAAACGCAGAAAGTTATAAAAAAATTTGGTAGTATCAATTTAAATTCTTAATTTTGTAGCGTGTTCAAGAAATAACGCAAAAGGATCGCATAAAAGCATGATTCTGTATCTACATATTTCCACAAAAGCAGAAATGCACAAACGTGCATTTATGCGTGGATGCGTTAGTGGATTTAAAGAAACGAATACATTAATAAATATATAAACGAATTAATACTTTTAAGATTATGGCAGAAACAAGATTAAAAGAAATCCTCGCCTTCGTAAACCACAAGGGAGGAGTTGGTAAGACAACAACCGTACAGAGTTTAGCAACTGGTCTTCGCCGTTATGGCAAAGGTTACTTCGGTAAGGGTGAAGATGGCAAGGAGCGCAAGCCTCGTATCTTGCTCATTGACCTTGATCCTCAGTCTAGTCTCTCTTTCCTCTTCGGATGGAGTGAGGCAGAGAATATCGGGAAGCATACCGTATACGATGCGCTGATACAGCAGTCTCCTTTGCCCGTCTATCAGGTAAGAGAGGGCATCTATCTTGCCCCAGCATCTTACCGGCTTATCAACATCGAACCTTTTCTAAACCAGATGCCGGTACCACGCAAGGCTTTGTATAAGTTATTCGGCAAGCCGCTGGCGGAAGTACGAGGCGACGAATTGGGCACCGAAGGAGTTTCATCTATCCTGGAGGCTTTCGATTATGTTCTGATAGACTGCCCACCAGCACTATCTCTGCTTACGCATAATGCCCTGTCTGTGGCAACGGGTGTAGTAATACCTATCCAGCTCGAAATGCTGGCAACGAAAGGTATTGCCGAAATTCTGAATGCGGTGCAGGAAACGCGTGAAGACTTGAACCCTGATATTGATATTCGAGGCTTGTTTATGGTGATGAGTAATGATCAGACGAGAGCCACCAAGCAGTTTAAGGAGTATTTGGGTAATAAGTTCGATGATTACATGTTCGACTCGTATACCCGTCGAGATACGAAGATGGTAGAGGCACAGGCTATCAATCAGGATATATTCTCTTATTCGCCTTACAGCAGAGTAGGGCAGGACTATGAGAATTTTACGAAGGAGATTTTGGCCAGCATGCCGGAATAATGATTCATGTTTAACGTTTAGAGATTTACGATTATGGCAAGAAAAACAAAAAGTGGTATACATAAGTTTGAAGGTTTGGAAGACTCTCCAGCCATCAAAGGTATAGAAAAGATTTATGAGGCAAATGAGGAAGCTCGCCAGAAGCGCGCTGCCGAGGCATTGAAGAAACAGCAGAACGGGCAGGGTACCGCAGAGCCGGAACCTGCACCACAGGCTGAAGCACCGTCGCAGTCTCCTGTTCCTCCCGCATCAGCCGCTCCTATTTCTGCTCCCGACCCTGCACCTATGAGAAAAACTGGCAAGAAGACGCAGAACGGTATCACCATCTATGTGCCGATGGACTACTACATGCAGATATTGCAGATGAAGATGGAGACGGGTACGCCTATCAAGGACATCGCTCTGCAGGCAGTCATCGAGTATCTGGATAGACATAAGAACGGATAATGCAGGTAAACGAAAAGTCAGATTTGAAGGTAAACTGAAAATTGGTTTTAGGTAAAATCTTACTAAAGTCTTTTACCTTCTGAGGTGCCGAAATAGTACCGAGGGGTATAGTTCTTGGTACCAACTCACAACATTTATGGCTAAGTTCGCATCATAAAACGCTGATTTATAAGCATTTATGCTCTTAGAAATACGTTGCACCAATGTAATCTTCATTGCGCCAAATGGTTAAATGATTGATTTCTAGATGGTTATGGCAAAAAGTTAGCCATAAATGTAGCGAGTTTCGTACCAAAAGGTACAAAAGGGTTATAGTTCTTGGTACCCAACAAGTCACTACATTTGTGGCTAACTTTGAGGTAAAATTTTACTAAACTCTTTTACCTTCTTACTAAAGTCTTTTACCGAAGGGTATAGTTTTCGGTACCAAAGGGTATAGTTTTCGGTACCAAAGGGTATAGTTTTTGGTACGAAGTTCTAAAATTTGGAAGGGTATAGTTTTCGGTACGTAAGGGTATAGTTTTCGGTACCAAAAGGTATAGTTCTTGGAACCTCGATTTTTCGGAAACCTTAGTGTTTATCGGTATTTCGGGCGTTTTTCAAGTTCCTATACTGATACTGATACTATTTATTATATCTGTATATATAAAAATGAAAGAAAATATATAAGTAACAGTTATGGGCGCAAAAGAAGACAAGCGAATAAATGAAAATCAGGTTACTTTCCGTGATTTGGAGAACCAGCCAACGGAACAGCAGCTTTGTAATTTGCGGTGGATCAAGACTCCATGCTCTTATGCTTCGCTGGGTAGCACCTTCTCACTCCTGCAACAGGATATTATGTTGCAAGTAAGCGCAAAGTTGCAGGAGTACATCAATCAGTACTACGACCAGATGCGATATAAGGAGAAGACTTATCCTAAATCTCCGTTCCTGTCTGAGGAACAGAAGAGGGAAGCTCTTCATATCCGTATAGATATGTCAGAACTTGTAGATAATCATAGCAACTACAAGGAAATGTTTCAGGAGTTTGCCGATGGTAAGGTTCCTATCGTAGAAGAAATTGGTGCTTTGAGGGTGTTCGTAAAGAAAGATAAGATTTCGGACTTTTATCCTGTATTCGACCGCATTTCGCTGCCTAAGAAAACGTGGGTAGGCAAGGATGGTACCATCAAGGATGTTTATTCGGGTGTTGTCGAGTTAAACATCAATCATTTTGTGGCCGACTATGCCTTTGACTTGAGCAAGGGATATGTGCCGCACATGGCGCGTGTAGCGAAGACCAGTAAGCGAAGAGTAACACCGAGGGTTTATCTCTGGCTGATGGAGAATAAGGACCGCCCACGCAAGAAGGGGCAGAGCGACCCCTTATCGGTTACGGTAGAGAAACTGAAGGACTTCCTGGGGTGCTATGAGATAGACCCGGAAACGAAGGAAAAGGTTTATCAGTATGCTAAGTACTCTAAGTTTAAGAAGGACGTTTTGGATAAGGCAAAGGCTGACCTGGTGGCACAGGCAAAGAAGAATGATATAGATATTACCTTTGATTATACGGAACATTATCCTAAAGGTAAGAAACGAGGAAACCCTGATTATATCACCTTTGAGGTTTTCTATACGCCGCTCGGCAAACTGCATAAGGCAGGAAAATATTCTGAAGGTGAGCTGTTCGATGCGAAGGCTTACGATGTTAAGAAGAACGTGCAGCCTACATCTGCCAAGATAGAAACGAAGGTAGGCGAGGGTGCCGATAAGTGGAAGGCATTCTGCAAGCTCGTTATAGGCGACGCTGAGAAATCACTGGTTTCCCGCATTTCCTTCGTTGGCATGAAGAACGGAAGGTTCTGCGTAGAGTGCAGCGATGATGACTTTGATATGATACGGAAGTTGGGTATCGAGGATAAAGCAAAGGAGTTCTTCGACTGCAAAGGTTCCTTTGCTCCGGTATTCTACCGAGGTTAAAGGTAAAAAGGTAAAAAGGTAAAAAGAGCCTAGCGGGATATATCGCCCTGCTGTTCTTTTACTTTTTTACCTTTTTACTTTTAAATGCTCTTTTTACTTTTTTACCTTTATTTGTTTGTCCCATCTATTCTTCCCCTTTTTCTTACCTTTGCATCAGAAACATTAAAAGAAATGAAAACGTATGAAAAGGAAAGAGATTATTCAACTACTCTTGATAGCAGTAGTGACGATGATGTTTACGGCATGTGCTGCCTCTCGACGGGCGGTTAGCGATAACCACCAGGAAGTGAAGGATAGCGTATCGGCTATTCAGCAGGATAGCGTGCATCAGCAGGTAATGGTGAATGACAGCGTAGCCATTAAGGTGAGTGAGGATAAGCATACTTCTTCTTCGTCTACGGAAACGGGCGAATATGAGGAGACTATCCAGGAGCAGATTACCGAGACCACTGATTCCTCCGGCAACAAGCAGAAGACCACCCAGCGCACTACCCACCGCAAAGGCAGTTATAACAACCAGTCTTCCTACGATGAGCGATTGCAGATGCAGCAGCAGGAAATTAATAAGATGCAGAAGACCATCGATAGCCTTGCCGTCAGTAGCAGTAATGATGTTGGCACCCACTGGGAGGCCACCGACAGCTTATCAGATACGCAGGAAAAGAATACAGCAGAGACAAGAAAGGCTAACTGGATTCAGAAAGCCAGACAGAATGCCCTTGCCCTGTTCCTGCTTATCGTGATAGTTCTGGTACTCACCTTTATCAATAAACATACCGACCATGGGGAAGGGAAAAAGTAAAAAAAAGCAGCAGTACGGTTTCGACATCGTGGATAATGACGAGCAGGCAGAAGTTACGCTGCAGGATTTCGTTATCCCGGCAAAGATAGAAGCCTTCAGTAATCAGTATAAGCCGCTGGATCATTGGACGGAAGACTGCGAGATATTCAATGATGCCCGACTTCGGGAGTATTTCAAGGCGATAGTCTGTCCGCTTGGCGACCCGCTTTCTCTCTATCTGCAGGAGCTAGGCTATAAAGGTTTCCGCATGCAGAATGACGAGAGTGGCGAGCCGGTTATCTATTGCAGGGCAGTTTAAAGGTAAAAAAGTAAAAAGGTAAAAAGGTAAAAAGCCTTAACCCCTTTGCGCCACCGTTCCCAGCGATTCTATCGCTGGTTCCCTTCTTAAAAATACAATATTTCGCTGAAAATATATACTCAAAAATACAATTTTTCTCGAAAATTATATAATAGATTAAAAAAATAAGGATTTATGGAAAAAGAAAACAGACCTCACAACTATCTGAAGATAGCTGAGGAGAGTGAGACAGGCAAGAAGCTGAAAACATTTCTTGCTGAGTGTCGTGAAGCAAGCGAGAAGGCGAGAGCCTGGGCAGAGAAGCAGGGAGCCGATACCTACTACGAATCGCCCGAAGGCTTTGCAGGTGGTGTGGCGATGGTAGAGTTCAAAAACACGATCAGCAAGGAAGGCTGGACGAATATTCAGACTCCTACCAAGGACGGAATGCAGAGCACATCGCTCTTTATTCCAGAAGAAAACAGCGAACTGGAGAAGGAGATGATGGCACTGCCTATCGTAAATGAAACGGCTCTTATCGCTATCCTGCAGTTCAAGCCTAAGATGGCGAAGGGTAAGGAAGGCAAGGAGGTGCAGCTTCCGTTCTCCTTTGGCAATACAACGCCTATCCTCTTCCTGCATCATGGCTTCTTCTATACCGATGTGCCTTACGTGAGCACAAGCGAGGACTGCCAGGTTATCACGGAGAAGGAGTTCCTTCGTCGCAAGATGGCAGCAGTAAATGAGCATTAATCATATTTCGTTCTTTATATTTTATATATATTTATTTTATATGTTTTATATGAGTTGTTTCTAAAACGTAGTTTAAGCTGAAACATTCTCAGCCAGCCGTCCGTGATGGATAGCTGGCTGTTTTTATTTTATTCCGTCTCGCGATGTATCTCTTCTGCCACCATGCCGTAGCTAGGCTGCTGAGATTCCAGACGATGGGTGAGTTCGCTGATGAGTTTCTGCTGATCGCCTATCTGCTTCTGCTGTTCAGCAATAATATCGAGCATGCGGTTAAGGGTCTTCAAGCTGATGTCCGTTTCTGCTGCTGTAACCGGTTCCGTAATCGGAGTAGGGGCAGCAGCATCCATAGGCGCAGCGGCATCCATAGGCGCAGCGGCAGTCTCTTCCTTGTGCTCTTCCTTGCGTCCGAGCCTTAACCCCTTTGCGCCTCCGTTCCCAGCGTTTCCAACGCTGGTCCACCCAGGCACTACCGATTTCATCCTCTCCACATCGAGCGGATTGCGCAGCGCCCTCGTACCCTGTTTGCGCTTCTCTTCATTATCCAGATAGCCCCCATCGGGTTCAAACTGGTCATCTATACCAGGGCATACATACCCCTCCTCGCAGCAGCCTTCCCTTCCTTGCTGGTCCGCATCTACGATAAATGCCGAGAGCGGAACGTGAAACGCATTGCAGAATCGCAGCATGGCGATGGTAGGCAGCGGCGACTTCATTCTTATCCAGCTATCCAGGCACGCATTACTCGTAGTACCCATAGCCTTCATAATTTCTTTATTGGTGATTTTGCTGTTTGCTTCCATCCATTTGTCTAGGAAGCTGTAATTGTAAAAGTACTTCATATCTCAACTACATTTATAAGGTGAATAACTCTAATCTGTTCATCTCGAAATCAATTAATATATGTAACCTATGTTAAATTCCCCTAATTTCTGAAAGAAAATATAGGTAACATTTGGTTGTTTCGATTTTAATCTTTAAATTTGCACCAAAATTAAGAAATAAAATCGAAATGACAAAGGAAATTATAGAAAAAATCTGCAGAAAGAACTCTCCATTAGAGGTAAATGATATTTCTGTGGAGGAAAAGAAGAACTTAGCTGAGTTTTTATCGGATAAGGGCTTCACAATCTCAACTTTCTATCTCCGTTTCTTTCAGAAAGGTTTCGACGCTTGGGAAATCCAAGGCATTAAAAACTGCAAAAAGCAGTTCTTAGCTATACCGGAAGTAGCTAACCTATTATCTGGGTATGTAGAGACCGATGCCCTGGGCAACGAGATTAGTAAGAAGGGATATTTGCTTGAGGCTGCTATGAGCGATGAGTCGGGTGTGTTCTACACCTGTCTGAAGAAGGCCAACAACGGTCTCTGCATGAAGTTCTTTGCCTTTATGGAGGAGCGAGGCATGAGCCGCACGACCATCATCAAGCGTTTTACCGCTGATGACTGGAAGCCATGGGAGCAGGAAGGAATTAAAGCACTCTTGCTTTTAAAGGTAAAAAAGTAAAAAGGTAAAATTCGTAACCATATATAATGATAGATGTAACCTTTGATTGGGAATCCTGTTCGCTCTCGCCCACCGCAGCCGTGATGAGTCTCGGTGCGGTGGCGTGGAAGCGATATGGGGACGAATCACCTTTCTTTGATGAAGGTGATGGTGTGTTAAGAAATTCCACTTTTTCTGCTCACGTTGACCTGCGAAGCATGTTCATCAACGGGTTCGCATTTGACAAAAGTACGGCAGAATGGTGGTCAAAACAGAGTGACGAGGCAAAAGCTGCCTTGCTCGGCAATGACAGCGACGAGGCACCTTGTCAGCCGATTGATGTAATCGTGAACGACCTGTTCGGCTGGATAGCCTATATCAAGAAGAAGCTCGGTGATGATGAACTTTGCCTTTGGGCGCAGGGTACTGATTTCGATGTAGCTATCTTGAGATATATCTGCTGGGAGATGGGTATCAAGTTCGAGATAAAGCATACCCAGTTGAGAGATCATCGCACGTTCTATCTGGAATGTGCGAGAATCATCTGGGATGCAGCCGAGCCAAACGAGGAACCTTTCGACCTCGACAAGGCTTATGCCCTGACTATGGACTATAAAGACATCGCCGATGAAGGTGCGGCACATGACCCTATCTTCGACTGCAAGCGAAGTATCTATAGTACCTGGCAGATGATGAAAAAGATAAGAGAAGGCTATGCCAAGACTGTTTGATTTGCCATATATCCCTAACCGGAAGGGCATACAGCAGAGGCATAGGAACTTATCTAAATACAGAATGCTGCATCGCTTCGCCTATACCGAGACGATGAGCGGACTGAAGGATGATATTCCAACCCTCCTTTTCTATGCGCCCTTCGCCCTGCTGAAAGATACCTGTGAGTATCTTTGCAGGATGATGACGGGCAGCGTGGAAGATATGATTATCACGCCTTCGCACAGTTGCCGCCGCAAGAACGGGAAGATATACTGGAGGCAGGAAGTGCAGATTATCGGTCTAGATACCGACTTCCTCACGATGGAAAGTCTCTCGCAGATGATCGTACACCGCATGGAAACCATCTGCAACTGTAAGATAAGGCATTATCGCCTGGAAACATTTCTGAATTTATAAAACATAAAGATATGAAGAAATAAAAGATATTCTGCATGACATCATGCAACTTCGGTACGATACACTTCGTTTCCGATTTTTATTTTGTTAGACAACGAGCCATCGGTTAAAATGGCAGGAAGACCGGACGGGCGATAGGTGGACTTGGAAACATTCATCGCATATCTCACACCCGCAGCTTCAAGAAGAAGGGGGATAGTCTGATTAAAAAGCCTGGGAACCCCATCGGACGGTATCTGCGGCATCCTCAGATTTTTGCCAGTCGCCCGAAAGGTCTTCTTTCTTTGACAATATGATATAAAGAGAATAGGGGAGGCATTCTGGAAACACTCTTATGCAAGGGTAGTAGGAGTCAGTAATGCCCTACGACTACGATTCACTGCATCTTTGCAGCGGGCGAGTACCACAGATTTTCAAATGCTCCGACCGCTCGCTCTGGAATATAACCCGGCAAGATGTAAACACTTGAAGTTTGGCCTACCCTTCGCCTCCGTTCCCAGCGATTCCATCGCTGGTCAATGGTCAAGAGTGGTGCCTTCCCTTCTCTTTTAACTATAATACTCTTACTGTAAGATATGTTATTCCACCCGATATTGAACCAGATTGCCAACCTTGACATGGCATTCCTCGTAAAACCTGCCGATGAGCAGCGCATCGAGGGACAGACTGCCTGTTTCTGTCCGCTCTGCCAGAAGGAAGAGGCAGACGATGGCGAGCAGGGCAAGGCAAAGCAGACACCCCACCTCATTATCTACAATAATGAGCGAGGCGGTATGTATAACGGTGTAGGAGTGGAAGACAATTCCAAGGCAGAGCATGGTGCCATGCGCTGGATGTGTACCAAGACCGGCAAGTATGGCTATGGAGCCTTAGAGCTTTATGGCGCCATGCGCCAACTGCCGATGCACGGAGCCAGTCTGCTGCGTCTTTGCCATGACCTCATCGTGAGGGTGTATGGTGACAACGAGAAGACGAGAGCCAAATGGCCGATGCTCTTTGCAAAGATGGACTATCGAACAATCGCGTCACAAACGATAGAGACTTTCTCATTTATGCCAAAAACGGACTTCAACCCCCAGGAGCTTGCAGCCCTGGGGTGCGAAGTCACATTAGTAAAAGGCATTCCGCAGTACGGCTTCGGCAAGGACTTTAACACCAAGATGCTGAATGAAGATTTCCGCATCTATGCCGTGGACCAGGTAACGCTGCCCCACGTAGTGAGAAACGGACAACTGGTGAGTGAAATCATTTACGGCACACCCTGGAACCCGCTATTCGTCTGCTTCGCAACGGACGTAATAGCACCTCAAGGCAGTTGCGGATGCTTCTTCCGTCCAGCCATGCAGCAAGACCCTATCGTCTTCTCTACCTGTGAGGAACATAGCGTTAGGAAGGTGAGCAAGTGGCTGATGGGTGACAAGGTTTTCACCTATGCGATGGACCATCGGAGTAACAACTCTACGGCCGTTCACTCGGCAATAGAAAAGTTGCAACCGGGAGAGGCTTACACCGAGACGAAAGAAATATGGGTAGAGAACGAAACCAAGGATGGTGAACCGAAAGGCACCTTCCATGTTGAGGAGGAACCTATAGAAGTAGGCGACATCAAAGCTCAGAACATCGTTTTCTGCCGGACCCCGGAAGATGCACTGAGTATTTATTACGCCATGCGTTCCCTGCGTCAGGATAAGGCGCAGGATAAGCATTTTCAGAAATACTGCTGGTACCACGTAGCCTTCTCGCTAGGCAGAAGAAACTTCTGGTATATCGAGCGTGGGCAGTGGAGACAGGAAAAACTCGATTTCAATGCTGTTCAGTATCAGAAGATGAAGCGATTTGCCGAAAGGGTTATCATGATTTACCCTAACGACATCGCCAGCCAAAGGGATTGCGGAGCCATCGCAACCAAGTATTGCGATATTTGTTATGCCACGCTGCCCGATGGCTTCAGAAGTAGATATAATCAAAGGTGGAACTGGTTGTACGGTTGCTCTCCTCGCTCAGTGAGAGATTATCTGATGAGCTACCACATGGATGATACCGATAACTTCAAGTTCGACCACGATATAAGGTTGCCGCTATATTCGAGATTGCGGGGTGCCAACAACACCGATCCATTCGAGATAGAATATCCCCGTGATCCGAGAAGCGGCAAACCTAAACCGCCTACCTGCAAGGTATCGCCTACCAAGGTGTGGCTCTTTATGACCTGTCACGGCTATTACAGAATGATAGACCCTGAGAGTACCGACCTTGTAGGTCAGTATATCCATCTGGATAGATGTTTCGTAGAATACATCGACCAGAAGAGTATCATCCAAGCAACGAAAAACCAACTTCTGCAGTTTACTGAACAGAGTTGGCGGCATAATGATCAGGAGCGCAAGATGATGTCAGACTGCGCGAACCTGATAGACAAGAATTTCAGCGAGAAATCGGCTGGCGGCTTGCAGGGCATGGTGATAGACTTCACAGAAAGTTTCGATGCGCATACGGAATATTTCTTTTTCCGCAATGTAGCGTTGAAGATTACGCCCGAAACCATCATGCCAGTCAGCTATGACCGCCTGAATTTCTTTATACCTGCCCTGGCTAAAAGACCGTATGATTTTACGATGAGGGTGTTCAATCCTCCGTTTGTTATCAGCGAGAGCCAGGAATACAAGGATAGGGTGGCAGTCATCGCCCAGCAGGAAGCTCAGACCAACGAAGACGGTTCGCCAGTCTTCACAAGAGCCGAAATCGACCAAAAAAAATCCGAGCTTAAAGATTGGGCGCAAACCTTCCGCTGGCAGGTGGATTGGAAAGGTAAGCAGGAGAAAGAGCTTTGGCCTATCCTGAGAGTGATTCGAGGCTGCTGCAATATGCAGTGGCGACTGGAGCAGGATTGCATCCGTAACAAAGAGCCAATGCCTGCCGAAGCTATCGCCGACATCGACTCCCATTTTGCCAACATGATTTCCTGTTTAGGAAGAATTTGTTATCGCTCATGGGCTGATATGCAGAGTATCTGTCCTTATCTTCTCGAAGATGAGGTGGAGGACGAGAAGCAGGCAAGTGGCGGTTCGGGTAAATCACTGATGATAGAACTTGTGGTAGGTTCAGCAGTCAATGTACTGCGCGTCGATATGAAAGATTTCCTGACGATTGCCGATGCAAAGTTCAGTCTTTCCGACCTGCTGATTTCTCCGGGTAAATATAGGGTAGTACATTGGGAAGATAAACCTTCGGGTTTCCCCATGAAGTACTTTTATAATAAGGTAACGGCGGGAGCCAAGGTAGAACGAAAGTTTGGTGACCCTATCGTCTTCAAGTTGGAAGAATCGCCAACGAACGTAATTTCCAGCAACTCGCAGTTGAGTGATGATGATGAGTCTACCATCGGCCGTTTTCCTTTGGTATCTTTCTCGGATAGGTTCTGTCGAGAAAATCCGATGCAGCATAAGCTGGCACGTTCCCCAAAGGAAGTGATGAAGAACCTCGTTAAGGAACCGGAGAATCTGAATGAGCGAGACCGCAATCAGGCGATATACATCTGTGCCTTAGCCGTTCAGTTTATCATGCGCTATCATACCTTTGTGATTGCTCCTCAGAAAAACGTTCAGCGAAGACTGATGGTAAGAGAGCTGACCGAGAACACGGTGAACTACTTCGAGTGGTTCTTCAGTCGTAATGAAGTCTATTCAGCACCTATCTGTGCAGACGAAATGTTTAATGAGTTCATGCGTGATTGGGCTGATGCCAGCGAGGGTAAAAGTAAGGAATATAGCCGAGCCACCTTCAAGAAGAAAATCAAGAAGTATTGCAAGAATATGAATATCATCTGCAATCCTGATCATCTCCTGATAGGTGAGGACAATAAGCGCCATGGCTGTTTCAAGCTTCGCGCCTGGATAACGGAGGAATACTTCGTAGGGCGTGAATGGGAAAACGATGATAGTGTGGAGCCAAAGCATATCCGCAGGGTAAAGACCAGTAAGCACGTCTATTTCTTCTTCCGTAGCGGAAAGGATCATATTCCGGAAAGCTACGACGAGTTAAAGCGGATAGCGAAGGAATACGTTGAAGGTCCCGACCCATTACCATACCGTGATGACGATGGCAACATTGTTATTCTCACCCCAGAAGAGGAAGAGCGATGGAAGACATTCACCTCCCGCAAGCAGGGCAGAAGGCAAGCTATACCGAACGCTAGCGATGGCAACAATGCCGCAGCTACCGTAGAGGAAATAGATAAGAGCGACCTGCCTTTTTAAAGGTAAAAAGGTAAAAGGGTAAAAAGGTAAAAAGAACCTTAACCCCTTTGCGCCTCCGTTCCCAGCGATTCTATCGCTGGTCCATAAACAAGAAAATAGAATTTACAAAAAAAATAAAGCAAAATGAAAATACAAGCGCAATCATCCCTCTTGCTTCGTCAAGCTTTGCAGAAAGCTGCGAAGTGTATCGACAGCAAGTCAACCATCGCCATCTTGAGCAATGTGCTCCTTACCCAGCGCAAGGAAGATGGTCAGTTCTTCTTCGTATCAGCTACCACTGATTCGGAGTTATCTATCCCTGCACCTCTCAGTATCGTGGAAGGCAGCTTCAAAGAAGACGTTGTTCTTCCTATCACGTCTCTGTTGTCTCTCCTTTCTACACTCCCTGCTGACTGCGTAGTCACCATGGATCTATCTCAGGATAAGAACCGCTCAATGAATATTGAGTATTGTACCCAGAACGGCGAAAATGTAAAGAAGGGTAACGTCAGTCTGGTTTATTTCAGCGCCGAGGAATTTCCTCGTGCAGCGCAGCCTGATAATGCCAGTCTTCATATCTCCCTGCCGATGGCAACCTTTGGTAATGTGCTCTCTCATGCCGGTAACTTTGTAGGCAATTCTGAACTTCGACCAATCATGAACTGTCTCTGCATCGATGTAGCCGAGGACAGAAGTGAGGTTACTTTTGTAGCCTCTGATGGTCACTCTCTCATCAAGCTCATTCATACCAACAACCCTGAAACGGGAGGCAGCAATTTCTTCCGTAGCGGTACACCTGGCATTATTCTCGTAGAAAGAACCTTCTTCAAGAGCTTGGCGGTTTTTGATGACTGCGCAGATATTGATATAGAAGCAAACGAGAGTATGGTGCGCTTCACTTCGGGTAATGATATTACCTTCGTCTGCAAAAAGATGGTAGGTCAGTACCCTAATTATAATTCGGTAATTCCTCGCAACAACCCTTATGATGTTGTGGTAGACAAACGGGAGTTGGCAAGCGTAGTAAAGCGTGTAGCACTCTTCTCTTCAGAAAGCAGCAACATGATCGTCCTGAAGAAAGAAGGCATGTTCCTCGATATAGCAGCGCAGGATTTGGACTTCAATATGGCGGCGAACGACCAGGTACTTATCATCGATAGTAATTGCGTAGATGGTCATCGCATCGGGTTCAAGGCAAGCAGTTTGCTGAATGCCCTGGCACCTATCCAGTCTGATACCGTATGCCTGCATCTTGGCGACCCTAGCCGCGCTGGGGTAATCACCGCAAACGAATCATCACCTAGAGCATTGACCCTGATCATGCCGATGATTATTAGTGAATAAACTTACATCGAACGAATAAGATAAGATTATGAATGATACTTTGCTCTTTATTCCTCCCTGCTGTGTAGATAAAAAGCTGCCCAAGGCAATCATCCAAGCCCCACGGCGGGCATTGAGCTTCTATACGCACGGCGATGTGCTGGTAGATAAATTCTTCCACGCTATCGGATACTTGGCAGATGTAAATCCCAACCGGGCGCAGAAAAATCATTTCTGCGTGATGGTGTTGGCGATGACCGTAAGCAGAACATCTGCTACCGGGTATATCATCAACTATCTTCAAACCTGCTTTGAGCGAGGTTGGATAACTCACCTGGTGCTCTCTACCGATAAGAGTGTAGAAGACTGGATAGATATTCATCTGATGGAATACAGAGACAGAATCCTTTATCAGAACCATCAGGATGTGACCCTACAGACCTCGCACATGGTTCTTTACAATGAGGAGAAAGCCTTTACGTTGGCTGGTCCGATGCTCGATACCCCTAACGGTAAGTTATCGCATTACTCCATGGTTCTTTACCCCGATTATTCGGCATGCAATGACGCAGCCGATTGGTCGAACCCGCTCAAGAATATCCTGTTTCCTGATATATTGCGGCATCGGCAAAGGGTAGCCAAGGAGAAACGGAAGGTAGACAGTATCATCCTAAACCGATTCCTGCAAGCAAAGCTTCCTCCTTACGAAGAGGATAAGGAGCAGGATGGTCCTCGTGATCATTACGACTTCGGTGGTTTCGTATAAACAATAATAGTTATGGCAAAATATCATCAGTCTTATCAGAACCTCCGTCAGTTCTGCGAAAAGTGGCAGTGGATAGACCCACGAAGCGGACAGCAGGTAACTGGTTACATACATCCGCAGACAGCGAGAAACGTAAAGCGCAAATCGTTCTACATTAAGTTCCTTACAAAGACCGGGCATGTAGATGAAGGTGAATGCGTTTGTTTGAAGGTAGACGTTCTGAGGCATCAGAGGAAAGTGCAGTTCGTTAATAGCGGAGAAATCCGTGTGGTTAACGACATTCTGGTGCTTGAAGTAGACGGTACCAGGTTTATCACTCATTAAGGTAATTCATGTTTTAAGATTCAATATAGTTTATCGAAGATTTTTAAAGTTCTAATTGCTTAATTAGTAAATGTAAATGCTTCATAGCATGAGCCTTTGGCGAAAGGTAAGTTCTGTGATATAACTACAAGCAAAAGCAATGTAGGGTTGTCTATTCACATTTCCCTACACCTCCCCGGTGCGTGAGCATAGGGCGCTTTTTTCACTGGAATATTCATTTTTAAATAATATATAGATTATGTGGAATCCGTTTAAAAGACATAGAGCAAAGAAAGCTCTCAAAATACTGGATAGTCTGACTAGCGTAATCGCCACGATCAAGAAGTGGGAGAAGGCTGGTTTGATTTACTGGCAAGTAAAGGGCAAGACTCTTCTCATTGAGCAGAGTTTAGCTACTACGCTGCTGGCGGGTGGAAGTAAATTGTTCGAGAAGTTTCTGAACATCGCCGCCCAGATACAAAACTCGGAACTGCTCGCTGATGCTTATGAGCAGCAGCGTATTACTATCGAGACACAGGCTGTGAGGGAGGCGCAGGAGAAAACGTCCAGCAAGCTGACCGATGCTGATATTCAGCGCATCCGTCTGAATGCTAGAGATAAAATGCAGCACATCGATATGAAGAGCATCCTCGATGCTATCCACGAGTTCGATATTATGATTATCCGCAGCAGCGCCATCTCATCAGCGGACGCTACTCAAGAAGGTGGCGAGTTGGTAGCCGTTGGCCACTTCGATGGCAAGAAGGTGGAGATGGCGATGTGGGATGAAATCAAGAACGATTTAACTGCAGAAAAATAAGCAACCCCTCGCCCTATGAAAACAATCGTGATAGCCAAGGAGGCTTGGCTGTGCAGTCAACTCAGCATAGCCAAATATTCCGGAGGCATTGATATATCAGATGAGGAAAATGGCACACGCCATTTCCTGGTAGTAGATGAAAAAGGTCAGCCTTACCATGGCAAACTGATTCCTAGTGCCCCTGCCGATTTGGTGGATAAGGAGTTTATTCCTTTCTACCGCAAACTGGGCAGAGATAAGTTTATTTCCCTCGTATCAAGGGAACCTCTCGCCTCTCGCAAGGGACTGAAACAGATACTATCTGCTGCAGTTTTGGAAGAGAAAGCGGATAAGGCAGCAAAAGAAGAGGAGCTGAAGGCACGTCAGCCTTCCCTCTTCGACTAAGAAAAGTTTTATAATACATTAAAGATTTTGAAAAAATGAGAACATTAGAAGAATTTCAGAAAGAAGTCCTTGCGCCTTTGCGTAAGGAAAGAGACAAAAAGCACGAAGTTGCTTTGAAAATCAAGACCGATGGCGGCGAGGCCTTTGCGAAACGCAAGAAGGAACTCCTGGATAAGGAAGTTGAGTTCAAGGAACGTCAGAAATCCTGCCTGAAAGAGTTTCTCGGTAAGCAAACCTTGGAAAAGAAATCTTTCTTCGTTCAGCAAGATGCTGATCGTGCCGAAGCTCATGCCCAATATCAGAAAGCTACCCAAGACTACAAGATTGCTAAACGTCGTGCTAACGAAGAGTATATGGATAAGATAGGTATTGCCTATGCTGAGTATAACAAAGAGCGAGTAGCCGCAGGTGAGCAGCCTGTGTATTACGACAATCGCCGTGATAAGTCAGCCGATGAACACAAGGCGGGCTATGATGAATATGGTTGGCCGGAAGACCCAGAACCGGAGGCCGTATAATGAGTTTCAGAAATACAAAATAAACAATTATAAAACATGAACACGAAACAACAGAATGTTCTTCGCTCATTACTGAAGAAATACAAGTTCAAGAGCGTAAGCAATATGGTCCGTCAGGCGCTCGGAATCAACTTCGAGAACTTCCTGCAGAAGACAGAACCTCTCTACATCATCCCTCGCATCGCTTCCTGCTATGCCGTGGAAGGGGATAAAGAGAAGCTGATGGGCATCGTCTATAAGGAATGGTTAAAAGCCGTAGTAGAAAAAGCCTGGGTGAAACCGCTCAATTCCTACATCGAGGAATACGGCGAGCGCATCGTGCTTTCTGCTATCTACTATCTCATCGACAACGGCCTATGGGAAGTATACGAAGGTCGCCTTGCTCTCGATGCTCAGGAAGACAATTACTACGATAAGTTGGGAGATATGCCTTCCGCTATCGAATTTGTGCAGGAACAGCAAGCTGAGGAAAAGAGGGCAGAAGAAAAGAAAGCTGCAGAGGAAGCCGCCGCAAAGAAAGAAGCCGCCCAGCAGCAACCCTCTGCCTCGTCACGTCCCTCTCTCGTCCCCGTTCCCAGCGATTCCATCGCTGGCAAAAAGGAAGCCTCTCCAGGCTATACTCTCACCGCCGAAGAAGCCGTAACCCTTATCGGTACCACTTCCGAAACCTGCACCCAGTTAAAGCAGAACGTAGAGCGCCTGTTCGATTTCATCCATACCGCCACCGATACCGATGCCCTTCGTCAGAAGCTCTCTGATCTGCAACATCAGCTAGAGGATATGAAAGCCCAGCATCAGGATGAAATAGCAGCCTTGCGAAAAGAAGCTGATGAAGCCAATGACACCATGCTCAAGGCCAGTGATTATATCGCCAAGCAGAAACAGGAGGCTAAGGAGGCTCAGAAGCAATACGACGAACTGAATGCCAAATACAAGAAGGCTCTCGATGAGCGCGATGATGCCGACAAGGAGTTGGAAACCTACAAGAAAATCCTAGAAGAGGAAGCCAACCGTGAACAGCTCCCGAAGAAGAAGGTTATCCCATATAGCGTGCTTGATGCCGTTCCACTTTTGGGCAAGGGCGTAATGACAGGTTTGGTACCCGTCCTCGCCAAATACAACATCGTGGTAGATTACAACAAGTAGGAGGTGTAGCGTATGCAACAAGTAGTTATGAACCCAAACCTACTGAATTTCTCGAAGGAAGACAGCAATGAGCTTATCGAGGTAGTATCTACCTTTTATGGCGATGAGTATACCAATAACCAGGCGTATATGAAATTCAATAACGCTATTAAGCGTATGGGTGAGCCGCGGGAGGTAGAGCAGACAGAAACAGATGTAGAATTTATTACCCGCAACGAAGCTGGCAGCATTTATGCTGTAGTTTATCACTATCCCGAAGGTGGAATAGACTCGGATATGTTAACCAGAAGGAAAAACGGTGGTTGGCTGTTTCATCGTTCTAAGGTTCGTTTTCGCTCCGATTTCGTAAGTGCCTATATTCATTCGATATATGGCTACAGAAAGGTTCCCGAATTGCAGATAGCACAAGATTTAGCTGAAGTTCCTTCATTTCGATGTCTGAAGAGAATTTGTAAGGATAAAGCTTTTTTTGTATATCCTGGCGGCATTTATATCTCAAATTGTGTTTATAAAGATGGGGTTATGCTTTCCGTAGAAGCAATAGATTTCGTTCCTTACGAAGCGTTTAAGCGTGACGAGATAAAAGACTTCTATCAGGAAATTATTAGTCTGTATGCGTCAGAGCATGATTTTCGTGTCGAAGATGTTCCGGATGATGTCTTAATTAAGCTAGAAATGTGCAGCGAAAAATTGAGAAAAAAAGCGTAATAGATAAAAACAAAACGATATGGATAAAACAGATTTTGATTATGATTTCTATCTCGTTACTCTCCGCACAGCCGATGCAGTAGGCATGGCGGTAGTGAATAAAGATGACCTGGCGCGCGTCATGGCTATCATTCTCCACGAGGGAGGCAACGAGCAGTTTACCTACAGCTACAAGCTGAGGGTAGAAATGCAGTTCGCTCAGGAGAAGTATCACATCAAAGGTGGCGAAACGCCCGACCCTAGATTTGTTCTCCTTCTGCAGCGCTATATCCGGGAGATAGAAATCTATCAGGAGCAGCATAAATGCGGTTATCCCGACTGGGCAGTAACCCTGATGAAGGACCGCTATGGTATCAAGCTCTATAATTGTTAAGGCGTATGGATAAGGCAAAGTTAAAGAAACTCCTTTATGAGATGAAAGCAACGACCTCAGATGTGATATTTACACTCTTTATGTACGGCATGCTCTATCTGCTGTTTCATGCTCTCATTACCGATTACAGAGAAGGCGACCGCATAAAAGGTAGTAGTATCACCGTCACTTCAAAAGGTCACGAGTATATCATCTTTGAAACCGACAGAGGCAATACTTGCTGCATTCACTCAGCCTCCTGCCCCTGCCAAGTCAAGAAGCAAAATCGCGCCCCCGTTCCCAGCGATTCAATCGCTGGTCCTAAGAAAAATCATTTAAAGTAATAGCACTATGCACATATTTAAATTAAAAGAAGGTTCTAAGTCTTTCGAGTGGGTGAAGGACGTGATAGATAAGGAGCGAAAGCAAAACGCAGAGTATTGCGATCGCATCCGCAAGGCGATACCCTTCCAGTTAACCCGAGTCATTGCCTCTTACGTAAACTCAACCTTTTCCCGAAAGTTGGAAATCTACGAGTTTGTTGTTACTCCCGAGGAATACGAAACATTGGATAAGGAAGTCTGGAACAGGACTTATAGTGATGATAATCAGTTCTGGGTAGCTCCTAATCTGAATAATGAAGAGGGTAGGGCCATAAAGAAAGTGATGTCTTCATATCCTCCAGTTACCACTTACGATGATATTCTGAAGAAGTTAGGGCTGCGTGCCCTCGTTGCCTGCAGACCTTTCCGTCCTACCAATCTTACCACCCATGAGGGTAAGTATTATTTCGTCCTTACCGATGATTTGGTTATCAAGGATAATGACAATAACGATGATTTGGAATTGATAACCGAGGAGGATGCCAAGCGCCTCACCGGTTTCAAAGATGAGCGGGTAGATTATAGCAAATAGCGCATGACAAACAAAGACTTTTTTGATGTGTATCGCGGGAAGCCAGCCCTTTATAAGGGAAAAGATATTGGCGCATACGTAGCAGGGTATGTCGGTGAGAAGTATATCATCTTAGGATTTCACGATTATACAGGCTGCATCCTGAGATTTACGGCAAGAGTCAATAAAACACTCGATGGAGTATACACCTCATACCGATTTGCTAAATTGAAGTATGTAGAGGTAGTAAGTTAAAAAGAAATAGTAGTATGAAGATAAAAATTTTTTCACTTTATTTCCCCAGATTCTTTTATGGGCATGTGGACCCTCAATCGAGCCTTGCGTATAGAAAAAGGTACTTCATCATGTACAAAAAGCATTGGTGGCAGAGATATAGATACTTTAATGATTATTTCGGTCGCCCCCTGAAGTTTGACAGCCTAGAGGCAGCCGAAGAATTTCTTGAAAGAAATGGTATAGAATATAAAGGTAAATAGCTATGGCAGAGAAGAAAATATTAACCATTCATCTTACTGATGAGTGGTATCAGAAGATAGCTAGCGGAGAGAAGACAGAGGAGTATCGGGAATGCTCTTTATACTGGACGATTCGTTTATTTAGAAAGGATATACCGAATAGGCCAGCCTTGATAGCTGGTGTAGCCAAATATCATCGTGCTTCCGATAGAGGCCTTTTCGTGCAAGGTTATCTTACCGGAGGGCTCAAGCACACTTCGGACAGTCCGGAAGATAGAACTTACCGCAAGGAGGTATTAGAGCCTTTCACACACGTTCATTTTCTTCTCGGCTATCCGAAAGATAACCAACCGTATATCGAAAAGGAAATCGACGAGATAACGGTAGATAAGCCAAAAAAGGGCATGTGCCCCGATGCGTGGCTAAAAAAGAATATGTTCGTAATCAGATTCAAATAGCTTATGGCAAAGAAAGAAAAGAAATGTTGCGGTAACTGCTTTTGGTTCGACAACGAAGATGCCTACGGCCAGGGCTGGTGCATCGATTCGCAAGGCGAAACATCATGTGATTTGGTTTGTAATAATCATTTAAATAGATAAGCGTATGCCCGATGAAGTAGATCAGTTCTGCGGTAACTGTTTTTGGTACAGTGTCGACGATGACCATCGTGCCTCTGCATGGTGTGTTAAACATAATGACAAAACATCATGTTTTAATGTTTGTAATGATCATAAATTTTAATTAGTGTATAGAAACAAATGTTATATATTGGTTATCCTCAGAGTATTTATAAGTGTCCGGAGCCAATAGAGATGATGATTTCTACTCCTAAAGACTTCGGGCAGTATATACAGAATAAACGTAATAGGAGAAGAAAGAAATGACGTTAGAGTTATCGACGGAGGAAAAGATCATCGTAACCATGCTTTGGGTATTTGCGATATTCTTCCTGGTGTTGGTTTCCGGAATATTTGAAGGTGGGCATGAGCCTATAAAGCCGCCGAATATCCCGCCACCGCCGCCTCCATCTCGCCCTCATCCTCTGCTATTCCGTCGCAGATTAAGAGTAAGAACTAAAAAACGAAGAAGATATGTTGTACGAAGCAAAACAAGGAACAAAGACTTACGAATACATTAAGGGTATTGTCGAAGCTGAATTGCAAGAACGTGTAAACTACAAGAAGCGAATAGTGGAAGCTATCGGTTCTGATTTCGATAAAGATATACACGTTGAGGAAAATTGGTTTCTCACTCGCCGATTTAGAATCGAGAAGATACTGGTAACGCCAGAGCAACGGGCTAAATTAGATAAGAGAGCCTGGGTGAAAATTCTTACTCATCGTTTTTCGAGCGGCGTTTATCATTACTTGATTCCCAACCAAAAGACAGAGCAGGGTAGGGCTGTTCAGCAGGTGCTTGACTCGTATAACCCTGTAGCAGGTTTCAATGATATAAGAATAGGTTTGAACCTCACAGAGCCAGTGAATAGACCGATTTGGCCGTTTAAACTCTATTTTTTCAGAAGCCGCGTCTTCTTCTATGTGGATGAGCCAAGCATGAGGTTTAGAGAAAAAGATGAAACTTTGAAAGAAATTTCCTGGCATCAGTTCCATCTTGATTTCTATGATGAATTAAATGAAATGAGATAAACAAATAAAAACATTAAAGATTATGGCATGTAATTGTATTAGCAGAGTTGAGAAAATGGTTAAGGAGAAGACCAACGAGAGTGGTTGCCTTGATACAAGTATCGGTATTCCATCGGGCATTGCGATGGTGAATGTTTATGGTTTATTCCATAAACAGAAGAAAGATGGCTCTTTCTGCGAAAAGTGGAACCAGGTAAACATCCTACCCGAGTATTGCCCTTTCTGCGGCAAGAAGTATGTGGAAGATAAGAAAGAAGATGTTCAACAAAAAGAAAACGAGAAGTAGCGTATGATAAGATATTATGAAGATGAAGAGAATGCGGATCATTCCGTTATTCATCTGATGTTAAATACAGATTGTGATAATCATTGCATTTTGTGCTGTAATGACCAATATGATTTAAGTTCTGTTCCGGTTGTAACGGTTGAGGAACTTAACAACGCAAAAACCGTGTTGCTGACAGGTGGTGAACCTTTCAAAATTCCATACTTTGCAGATTTCGTGCAAAATCTGCGCGGTCAGTATAAAAACATAGAAAACCTTTATGTTTATACTTCGGGATATTCTATGTACCACAACGTAGAACAATGGAACAAAAATAAGGTTTATACCGATATAGATGGCGTAAACATCTCACCTAAAGGAACCAATCGTGAGCGTTGGGCTATACAAGGCATGTTGGGAAAGAATGCACTGGATGTTTTCTTTCATATATTTGCCTCCATGAAAAGCTGCAGGCTTATCTTAATGGACCGTAAGGAGAAAAATGACGAGCTTCTTTCTACATTGAATCTCCAACAATTCATAGATCTTGGGGTTCGTTTCGATGTAGAGTATCGTGATTGGCAGAACGAGTTCCAGCCTAATGGAGGGGTGTGGAGAAGATTACCTATATTGTTAAATTAAAAAAATAGCGTATGGATTTGAAAGATATTAAGTTTAGGGCAAAGCGCAAGGATACGTTGGATTGGGTGTATGGCCTCCCTGCTCCTGGCAATGCTTATCCTGGTGCATCTTGCATTCTGACATTTGAATCGCGTAAGGATTTACCTAAAAATGCGGTTTTCCTTGGGTGCGGCTTTATCCCGGTATTAAGTTATACCATTTGCCAATATACGGGGATGAAAGATATGTATGGTGCAGAGATTTGGGAGCATGATTTACTTAAAGACGAAAAAACGTCTGGTATATACGAGGTGGTTTACTTTAATGGTACATTCGTCTTTCTGAACGAAAGTGATATTTTTCAACCGGAAGGCTACCCCTGCTACAAGAAAGTGGACCATAATGTAATTCGTGATATGTTTGTTGTCGGGTCAGCCCTTGATGGAGATAGTAGCCGCGATATTCAGGAACTTTGTTCTCGTCTTGCCTCCCGTGGTTTTATCGCAGTTCAAAAGTAATAATCAAAAAACAAAGAAAATGAAAGTATTGAGATTTTTGAAACGGGTGGGTATCGTTGCGATACCAATTCTTGCCGTGATTATGGTAACACTGGTCTTTTATGGTATATTGACGTTAGCTTCTAATACAGTTCATCTTGGCAAGCTATATCTAGAACTGTTCTTATCTGATAAGATGTTAGCTGCGTATTGGATTTTTGCGAGTATAGCCGTTTCCTTTATGATATACCCTAGTCTGATTAATTGGACGAAAGCGAAAATCCGTCAAATGGATGCAGAGGAATCCAAAGCTGATGAGCAGAAAGGCAACAAGAGTGAACATGCCAGTAATGTCAAAGTCTACTCTTTTGTCCAACTTTCACATCAGCTGCAAGATTGGTACAACGTTCGCAGATATTTAATGACTGAAAACCTGAAGACTGAAGTTTACGGCACCTTGCATCTTGATATACCAAAACAACATGCGAAGGAAAGTGATCCGTTCTGGAAAGATTGCGATGCCTTCATTTGGGCGGTCTTTGTAGATGATTGTGCAAGGAAGGCTGGTGTCGCTCGAAAAATGATGCGAGAAGCCGAGGTAGTGTGTGTTATGGAAAGATGTCTTACTGTCGGATTGCGTTGGGACGACCGCGAAAGCGAACCTTGGGTGTTAGACTGGTACAAGCGCAGTGGGTATAAGGAAAAAAGAGTGGAAGAGGATGGTCACGCTCATTTCCTTGTTAAAGACTTGAGCGATAAATATAACTTGCGTTCATCTTCTAAGCGTTTTTTTTGATGAAGCACGAAAGATTAATTGATAGTTATTAAAACAAATAAAAATATTAAAGATTATGGCAGAAAAAACAAAGCAGCAGAATGCAGAGAATGAATCAGAAGAAGAGGAGCTTGGCAAGCAGATTTTGCAGCTCAACCTTTCCTTCCATGAAATGAAGGACGACAAGTTTACCGTCAAGGTAACTTGCGAGAAGGATGGCAAGGAGTCTGACCTGAACATCCTCACCGATGATGATTCCATCGGTATGGTATATCAGGGAATGAAAATCGCCATGGGTACCGTGGCCCGCTTCTACCTGATGAGCCTTTTGAATAAAGGCACAATCACTCAGGAGGAGTATGATAAAATGGTGAGTAAATAATACATGTTTTTAGAAACAAAAAAATAGCGTATGTTATACGAAGCTAAACAAGGATCAAAAGCTTGTGAATACATTAAAGGTATTCTCGAAACTGAAGAAAAAGAGTATCAGGCTTATATGAAGAGAGTGGATGAAGCCGTTGGCTTCAAGTTTGAGAAGTGGCAAGGTTATCAGCCTAACCGCAGTCTGCTGCGAGAGTATGATATAACCGCTATCTGGGTGCCGACTGCGCAATATGAAAAGCTGGATAAGAAGTTATGGCGAGAGGTAGGTACCCAGTTGTTTGATGATGGCCGTTACGTTGGCATTGCGCCTAACAAGCGATACAAGCAGGGTAAGGCTATCGCCGCTGTACTTGCCTCTTACAAAGCTGTTACCAACCATTTCGGTATATTGGATGAACTGGGCATAGGGGGTCCTAACGGTTGTCCTTTTTCTATCACTCAGCTTCTCCGCAGCAATGACCGTTACTTTGCCTTCTTCGATGATAGCATTCGAGCCGAGAAGAAGAATCCTGATTTCAAGGAAATCACGATTGGTGAGTATGAGGATCTTGTTAATGATGATAAAGAAGGGTAGCGTATGAAGATAAATATGAATCAGGTGAAGGAGAAGATAGCAGGCTTTATCTTTGACCTTATTATAGAAACGGGCAGTAAGTCTAAATTCTTCCGTAAGTACACCAACCATCGTTTCCGTAAGCAGTACGAACGATGGGAGGGTAATTCCGCTTATAAGATATACAAACGCAACAACGATTTGGAAAAAGAGAATAGCGAGCTGTATAAGAGAATTAGCACTTTAAATACCAGGCTTCGTTCTATTTATAATAAGGTAAAAGTCGTAGCTGCGGAGTACCCTCATAATGCCCCGTGTCCTCATGGAGAAAAGGCTGAATATAATGATTGCCTTATCAGAACAGATTCCTTTGAATGCTGGGAATGCCCAGGTTTCGTATGTAGAATACCTGAAAATAATACCATCATCTGCTGGAATAAGAACTTTGAACAGAGTAAAGATTTAGAAAATAAACAAAAATAGCGTATGGAAACAGAAGAATATGTAAGCATCATCAAGAATATGCTAAAGTTTAGCAATATGGTGGAATGCGTTTTTCCCGACCAATATAAGTTTGTCTGTCATCTGCATAATATTCAGGAGCGTGAAGCGATGGATATGTACGGTGATCTGCGTAAGATAGCTTCGGGCCAGTATTGGAGTATCAAAGATAAGAAGGACGGGTATCTTTATTCCATGATAAACATGGCGTTGGAAGCTAGCAAGATTCAAGTCTTCAACTCTCTCATCAAAGATACCGCAGCCATTGGCGAGGATAGAAAGCCAAATATCCTTGCGTTCTTTAAAAGAGGCGATGAGCGTTTTCAGCAGGAGTTTAATTTGCAATGGCAGGTTGCATATCTTGATATAGCCGAAATGATAAAGAACGGCTATACGCTAACGGCTACCGCCCGCCAGGTAGATAATGTTGATGCCAAAGATTACGTAGGCGAGGATAAGGGCAAGAAATCATATATTCCTATTTACGATGGCGATGTAATGCTTTGCTATGTAAGTAAGCCGAAATGGTGGAGTTCTGATTGTAAGAATAGCGGTCTGTACCTATGCAAGGATGGTGTTTACTATCGTCTCATTTATACCCCAGGTAAAGGTTATATCAGACACGGTGAACCTGATACTGACGAAGCCTTCGAGTTGGATATTGAGGAGAATGCCTTCAGCAGCTACGTGATGACTCTCAGTCAGAAGTGGTATAAGCTTGGTAATATCCAAGCTGGTATCGGATTCTTGATTGAAAAGCCAGAAGATAAAAAAGAATAGCGTATGGAAACAGAAACAAAAGAACCTCCTGTAAAAGGAGCATTGATTTACCAGCCGCAGGGTGCGGCTGGTGAATATGCTAAGTGGGCAATCAATCTTTACCATGGTTGCTCTAACGGCTGCACATATTGTTATAACCGCAGAGGGGTGTTGAGCCACGTCTTCGGCGATAAGCCCGAACTGGCGGCACCTATCATTAAGCAGCGAGATAAGCAGCTCAATGAATATCTGAAGAAAAATAATATGACTGCGCATGATGCTATTAAGAAAGGTGTTGTGAACCATGAAAGTCTTGTGGCTGCCCGTGATATTATCTCGAAGGATTTAGAGAAGATAGGAATAGATAAAATACGTCAGGATGGCGGTATTTTCCTCTCTTTCACTTGCGACCCATTCGATATAGAGGCAGATATGCTTATCCTGCAGCAGGTGGTTTTACATTTGCTATTTGATCGCATTCCGGTTACGATATTAACAAAAAACGTGCATTGGATGCAGACGGGATTGTGGAAGAGTACACTTCGAGACCTTACAACAGATTATAAGGATATAGCCCGCCACCTCACCATCGGTTTTACTATCACCGGTAAAGATGAGCTGGAGCCTAATGCTCCTTCTACAGAGAAGCGCATCGAAGCTTTGCGTGAGCTGCACGACAAATATGTGGTTAAGAATTTTGTATCTCTAGAGCCGATAACAAGTATTCATGCTGCATCGGAAGTAATCAAGAAAACATACAAGATTACGGACGAGATACGTATTGGTGCTCAATCTCCTATCAAGAAAGATAGATATGATCCCCCCGAGTTTGTCGGTTTTATTGTTGCGGTTAAAACCCTGGCACGCGGTCTTGATTGCCGTTTTATGGTAAAGGACAGCATGTATAAACAGGCAGAAACTTTTGAAGGTGCTTATCGAGATTTGTGTGTCAGAAATCTTGATGAAATAAAAAAGATTTATGAATCAAAACAAAAAGAAAATGATGAAAAGTAAATTGAAGTATTATGCCCAGGTTATCGGTGTTAACCTGTTGGCGATTTTGGTACCCATCCTTGCTGTTGCCCTTATTTACGCTCTCGGCAAGCTGAAGAATATCTATACCCATCCTTGCGTTCTATCGCAGGAGATATACGATTGCTGCCTGGAGGCAACCATCGTAGTGCTGGCTGGGTTCTCTGTAGGTCTTTTGCTTCTTGGCTGGGCAGATAGCTGGAGAAAGGCAAAGCTCTTTGTTTTCAAAAGCAGGAGAGAACGAGAAAAATGTGAAAAACGTGAACTGCTGCATATTAAGATGGAGGTAGAGCCTATCGAAGAGAGGATGGAGCAGAAGAATACTCCTGCGTCCGAAGATTCCGAGTTTGAGGATATTTCCGGATTGACGGTTAAAGAGATTTATCATCTCTATCACGGTCGTCAAGTTCTGATTACGGCTGGTAAGGCGAAGGGAAATTTTCTCGGTCGTCTTGCTGGCTATGACAACGAAGGTTCTATTCTTTACATAGGTTTCACTCAATCCTACAGTTTGTGGTCTTATTCCCTGGATGAAATAAACACTATGCGTGATACAAACCCAGAAGTCAGCTACGTGGAACCAGGGTATAAAACTTACGATTGCTGCATCCCTAGTCTCATCCGTATTCATAAGTAAGGATTATAAAAGTAAGGAAAAGAGTATGAAGAAGAATTATTTGTTTGATGTTGATGGCTTGCTGCAGGTGCTGCAAGCCATCAAGGATGGGAATCCCGTGGAGTATCGCCCATTGGAGGAACCTAATTGGCGAGATTTCAACCCAGAGGAATATGATATTGATACGGAAAACTGTAAGTATCGTGTCAGGCCTTGTGAATATAGTGAATACGTGGGAGATATTAATGTACCTCCTGCGCTTATGCAGGAAGGTGTGATTTATTTCCTGAAAAGCAAAGACCCTCGGAGTACTAAACAGAGTTTTGCTTGCGTAAAGGCTAACCTTTGGCATATAGATAAAAAGATATTGCTTCATTTCTTTTGGAGTGAAGACGGTGATTCAAAAAAGCTTTATGTTAGCGATCCGGATAGAAGAATTAGCCGTAGCGAGAAAACAGATAATTTCGCTAATGAAATTATTCCTGATATAAATCTTTGCGATCCTGATAAAGCCGAAATTTATGTAGCTTCCATATCACAAGTCAAGATGTTAGAGTCAAGACTTCGAGATGTGAGTTATGAATTAAAGGACGGACAAATGAAAAAGATAGATGGGAACAAAGAGTAAACAAGCACAGCTCCTTAGTAAGGAGCAGGTATCAGAGCAGCTTCTTCAGCAGCATTTGCGCGGCTGGAAATCGAACCCTAAGTTTATCGTAGAAAACCTTTATGTGTTCGGCTGGGAGAGTGATATGCTCATCAAGACCCGAAGCGGATATTGGTATGAGGTGGAATGCAAAATATCCCTTGCTGATTTCAAGAACGATTTCACCCATAAGCGGCAGAAGCATGAATTGCTGAAGAATGGAGATGAGAAACGTCGCCGCCCGAATTTCTTTTATTATTGCGTACCTTGGTACCTTAGTGCGAAAGTATATCCTCTCCTTCCTGATTATGCCGGGCTGATTGTACTTAAAGCGGATGGTAAACTGAATGAGATAAAACAGGCACACTGTCTGCATCAGCAAAAGTACACCGATGAGGAACTGAAGCTATGCGATAAGTTTTATTATGCCTACCGCAACTGGAAAAAGTGTGTAGAGCGTAATCAGCCTACCGCAGGAATCAAGCGCCTGAAGGATGAGATTGCTTTCCTCAAGGCAGAATATAAGGCCGTAGCCGGATGTGATATTAAAGACGCATTTTAATGATTAAAAGATTTATAGATTATGGAAAAGATAGAATTAACCAGGGAGCAGATAGAGAAGATAGCTGAAGGTATCAGCGTTTTCTGTTTCCGGCATGACCCTAAAGCAAAAGAGTTTGTGCTTTTAGAATATCCAAAGCCTAAAGATGTGTTTGGTGCCTCCTGTATCTGGGATGAGCCTTCATATAATAAGGAACACCCCAAGGAAGTGAAAAGCGTACTGCCTAGTTTTGAAGCAGTGCATACTTTCGGCTCACCGAATTTGTTCAAACCGAGCCTTGCAGAGGTTATCCAGGCATGCCCTATTAACTATCTCGGTAATTTTAACGCTGTTACTATCAAGTACAATGATTTTACAGATGATGCTTCCAAGCAGAAGAGTATCGTGACCCCTTACGTGATTTGCGAGAAGCAGAAGCCATTTGTTCCTCCTCTCAGCAAGAAAGAGGAGAAGAAGCTGCATCCTTCGCCATTGAAGATAGGCGACCTTGTAGGTACTATCATTGACGAGTTCTGCCAGGTAAGCATTGATACTATCCAGCCTGATACCCGCAACCTTCAGACCTTATTTGAGGGTCCGATGAATGAAGTCCCCGAGAAGTACCTGGATAAGCATTTCCGTCCGATAGAGATTATCAAGGACTACGAAGATGAGATACATTTAATCATTAACTAAGCTTTATCATGTTTGAGATATACGTTAAAATGAAGAAAAAGAAGTGCTGGAAACTCGCTATAGAGGTTCCCAATGCTTGGGGTGGAATGCCTCACCTCTGGATGTATCTGGAGAAGAAATACCTTCCGTCTTACGTACCGGTAGGATCTGATGGAAAACCGCTGGAACTGGAAGGGGTGAAGGAAAAACAGGCAAAATGTGAATATGTAAGCCGATGGATCTATTCTTCATCCAAAAAGGAAATCGAGGACCTACAGAAAGATTTCCGCTTAACTTATGAGGAAATGATGGTATTCAGATCTACCTTTGATTTTGCAAAGGTTTTAGGCGAAGATATACCCGTTTATCTTGAATGCTTAAAGGTTGTCGCTGATGAGTGTGGAGGTATATATCCACAACAATACGAAAAACTGAGTGCCTTTATTAAGATTCACAGTGTAAATGATATAGAGGCAATCGCTTTCAATCAGACAAGTGTAAACTGTGCCTGTGATTTCTTTGGCAACAGATATAATGCGTCAGCAGATAACTTCTGGGATTGCATTTGCCCAAGGGATTTTTATGACAACCTTAGAAAAGAAATGAAATAAAGATTATAGCGTATGAGCATAGGTAGATTTCAACCTCCAAGCGATATGGCAAGGGTTTTACAGGTACGTGTATCTGTAGCCGAGTTCAATGCGATTGTGGAACATAAGACAAGCGTAGTGTTCGTTCCTTATGATTTCAAATTGGCGAAATATCTAATTCTCGATGAAAGATTAACATCTAACAATGAGAAAGAGTATTGGTTTAGGCAGTTTGATTTCGTAGAATTTTATTATAAGGACACCTTTTTCACGCGAGTACTCTGCAGGTTGTGCGGCTTTAGCGTAACGAGAAGATGTATCTTCGACCGCCGTCATAGGCTGATAGATTTTTCTGCCCTCAGTATAGCCATTCACTTCAAGTAAAGGTAAAAAAGTAAAAAAAATGATTCATTTGATTATAAATTAAACATTGCAATGATACAGATTCAAGATTGGGAGTCATCCCAAAAGATTGTTGTCGTGGATGAAAATCATCACGGCACCGTACAGGTGGAGGTACCAAAGCCTGGACCTTATAAAGACGAGTATTATCAGTATTCCGATTGCGCTATCTACAACCTTTGGGTAGATGAGAAGTATCGCAAGCAGGGAACGGCTCGCCTCCTGATGGAGACCGCAGAGCGGGAAGCTAAGAAATTGGGTTGCAAATCAGTACAGCTGGAATGGGATGATAAAGGCAGTAAGCTTTTCGTTCTCGCATGGTATAAACGTCTTGGCTATCGTGTAATGGCAAGGAATGAAAATGGTCGTCTGCTGCTGGTAAAGGAACTTTGAAAGGTAAAAAGGTGAAAGGGTAAAAAGAACCTTAACCGCCTTGCGCCTCCGTTCCCAGCGATTCTATCGCTGGTCCTTACCCCGCTAGGCTTTTTTACCTTTTTACTCTTTTACCTTTCTTGTCCCGCCCATCAAAAAATAAAGTATTACCTTTGCAAACAGAAAAAAGAAAGATTATTGCGTATGAATAAAATAGGGGAGCAGATGATGCTGCAACAGCTCAAGTCTGTCTATTGGCTGATGATGGATTCTTCCGGTAAGATGGACTTCGCAAATAAAACGCTATGGGATGAGATTACCGATCTCGACCAGGATAGTGGCGATTACCAGGAAGTGGTGGTGGAAATCTATTTCACCGATGGCAGGTTTATCAAACTTCATAACGGCTGTTTTGAATCGCTCATTAATAATTCCTATTCCGGTGACGCCCTTTTGCTGCTGCCAATGAATGATGATAAACTTCTCCAGGCAGTAGCAGAACAGGGCGTATGTATTCGTGATGTTTACCGTCCGATAGTTAGTATTACGTATGATGATCCGGAAACGGGAAGAACGGCAACCGATTTTCCTATATCCTCCGTGGTCCGCATAGCCTGTTACCGTAAAAAGGTAAAGTGGAGCGAGAGATGGAGAACACTGAGTCCGGAAAAGGGAAAGTTGCATGAACTTATGTTCCGTAACTTTCGCGAAAAATATCTCAGAGATCATCCTGAGATTAAAGAATAGATTCTTCTAATGTTTTGTCAGATATATTTTATAAGTTAAACAATTATTATTACTCATTGAAAATCGTAGAGTTTCCTTCGTTGTGAAACGCGGGGTTCTAATTTCTTCATTAATTCTAATGTGTGTGTAAAGAATAGATTCTTCTAGTGTTTTATCAAAATATGCTTAACGTAATAGTTATGATTATTTTAATTTTATTGAGTTGTTAGTTTTTGATCTTGTTGAAGTTCCTTAGTTGTGAAACGCGGGGACTTTATTTTCTTTATTAATTAGTTCTCATGAATTAAAAGTCAAAATTGTTTTAAGGTAAAGTTTTGTTAATATCAAGAGGGGCGGCTGTCGTGATGACACCCGCCCCTCATTTCGTTTAATGTTAAGTGTTGAATGTTTTTATCAATGTTGAATGTTGAATTACCTCTCGGAGTAAAGCCTCCGTTCCTAGCGATTCCATCGCTGGTTTATCTCAATGGCGTATGCCTAATTCAACATTCAACATTCAGCATTCAACATTTAGTTAAACGTTCCTTCCGTCCGGCAATACGAACCAGCCGATATTTCCTCGCCAGAATTTGCAGCCCAGATATAACGAGTCGAAGGCATCGGTGAAGTCGGTACGCTGCTGCAACGGCAGGTTGTCTTCCGTCTCCGCTTTCTTCTCCTGGCTCTTATCCTTGCGGAATCCCTGATAGCCGATGCTTACTTCACAGAGCTGCAGGGCTATAATCAGGTCGGGGTTGTTAGGTTGATTGATACGGATGGCAGGATATTCTATGCCGGCAAGACCATTATTGATGATGCGATGCTTCACCTCGTGCTTCTCCGGCACACCCATATCTATCGCCGTCACATTCCAGCCGTTACGCTCCAGCTCTTTGATAACTGCCTGGTAGAATCGCTCATCGGTCAGCGCATACGATGCACCTTGTTTTGCCGTAGCATCGTAAAAGTACACCACGTCACGGTTCACGGCTCTCTTCGGAGCATAGTAATGCGAGAAATCATCTACCAGTTCACGCAGCTTGCGCTCGTTCTTTACGTAGAAACTCTTGATGACATTCACTGCCTCCAATCCGTCACGCTGATATACCTGACCTACCACCAGGGTATTGATATTGGCGTTATAGTCAAATGCGAGATAAAGAGGAAGGTCGTTCACGCAGTCGCTATCCATACGGCAGTCGTTTCTCTCGGACAGCTCTTTTAAGTCGGGCTGATAACTTTCTGATGTAATCTTCTTGCCGCCGATGATGCCCGTAGCCTTCTCTGTGCGGAAATTAGCCTGAGAAAGCGGGTCAATCTCATCGGGGATATAACCGTGAACATGATCTATATCCAGGTTAGAATAGAAACCATCGTTCGATTTCTTGATTTTCACGTTCAGTATCGAGACCATGAAGGTATAGGGTGGAAGATCTCGCTTCATCTGTCGGATATACTCCTCACCCAGAACGTCCACGTTTTCGAGGGTAGATGCCCTGCGCACCACGAAAGCCGAGCGCCGCAGTTCTCTGAGATAGTCATCCTGAAACTTCTTCGAGCGCAGGAACATCTGCATCTCGAAATCCTCATCCGGTGTAATCAGATATTCGTAATCATAGATAAGTTTGGCATCCTCGGCAGTAACCAGTTTGTAGTTTACTGCCATATCCACCATGTTCTTGGTAATCCTATTGCCATGGTTAGGCAGAATGCGGAACATGCCTTCATGCTTCAGCATTTTCAATGCCACGGCACGTATGATAGTCTTTTCCTCTACTGATACCACGCGAAGCGAATGCCCCGTCTTCTTGGCATTATAGAGCAGGTCGTTATATCTGATAACCTTGTCGGCATACTCTTCCAGCTCGTTCTGTACCCATCGGTAGGTCTTGCCCTTAAACCTGCCTGTCTCTATCTCCAAGTCCAGTTTCTCGTCCTCACGCTCCAGCCATGAGCCTTTTGCCGTAAGCGAGGCATCACTTACGAATCGGGTAGAACGGTAGAGTGGGTTGTAGTCAGAAAAGTTGATGTCTCCCAGTGGGTGTGTCTGTCCTGATAATGCCGGCATCAACTCCTCATCCACTTTCTTCTTAGGGAAGAATCTGCACTCATCTCCCACACATGCACTGAAGGTATAAGAGTTTGCAGAAGCGGTCTGCGAAAGAGAAATCAATGCCCATTGGGCACCATTTGCAAACCAGATGATATTTTCGTAGCTTTTCGGTTTGAAGATGGAAGGGCGCACATGCTTTGGCGGTCGTCCCCAACCCATGTGAATGCCTATCTGAAAACCGAACATTCGCTCCATGGCAGCCATGGTACCCGGTATGGTTTTCGAGAAGCCCTGTTGTCGTGATACGGCTACCCATGCCCCCAGCATTCCTGGCATGGAGTTGCTGGTCATCCATACATAGGGTGCCACGAGGCCATCGGTCTTACCCGTGCGTCGAGCTGCAATATCCCTCTCGTCTCGGGCACCCATGTATAATGATTGCTGCTGAAAGCGGGTTAAGTATATCTGATGTGGTTGCTGCATAATAGTAAAATTGTTATCCTGAATGTATGTTGTTTTAGCTTAGCGCCATTGCGTCCGTTAGGCGTTCCTGCGGATTTGAAATCCGCAGATATGCCAGTTTTTTTGCAGTCTTAGAGAATTTTTGCGGGCTGGCAATCATCGATTAGCTTGCGTGTTTCTTTGGCACACTCAGCCACGCATCTCTCGACTGCCTCGGTGATGTTTTGAATTTGATCCTCACGCATATTGCCGTATTTATCGCAAGTGTCGTTTATTATTTTGTAGAGAACTTGATTTTGTAAAGCCTCCATATAATCTACGTACTCCTTGCAAGTACTGCGCCGAGGTGCTTGCACCCATTTTAGAAAGTCCTGTTTCCAGTCTTTCCATGTTTTGATTTTTATTACTATCATTGTTGCTTACATTTTAAATTGTCGTTTCAAAAACGGGTTGCTCTTTATGAGTTCTATCATTTCTTCTTCTGAGTGTACTCCTTCCCAGAAGAAGAAATGATAGAACTCTATCTTCATCTACAGAGAAAGGCACACCGTAGTTGGTGTAGGTTTCACTATGGTGTTGAACCAGGTGGCGACCTGGATTTTTCCGGATGTTTTCTATCCAGACTTCATTATCACACTCGCACCATTTATTGTTTTCTTCTCCTGTCAGTGCCATATCAATATCGATATGGTAGCGCTCGGAACATCCATTGGTTCCAAAATAAATAATCTTTGCCATAATTTCGCAGATTTAAAATAATGAAAGTTGAATAGCTCTGTTGCCTCGCTCCTTCTGATGTTTCGGAACATAGATGCGTTCCGTTACGAGATTATTAGCCGTAGCTGATAGGGTAGAGCGATGAGAGAACTCTTCGATGCAGTCAAAGCGATCATCGGGCATCTGATAGGAAGATATGAAAACGGGTTGTGTCTGATGCTCGCACCAATCGTAGAATCGCTCATAGTCGAAACCTTCAGCTTTATTGTACACGTTAGTGTCTTCGTAGGGAATGTCGCAATAAATTACGCTATCATTTGAAATTTCAACCTTGGCATAATCAAGCACACTTGATGTGATGTTTGAAAATCGCCCCCCGAATTTCTCGGCAGGGATAGTTGTCGCTCTCGGTATTGCAATCTGTGCAATGCAGTTGCGGCTTTCTCCTGATTGAAGTTCGCTTGGGCGTTTGTATTTTTTTTTTTTGAAAGATGGCTCTTGTGTTCAATCTTTCGGCATTCTCCAGTCTGATTGATTCTGTCGTAAGCTTCTGTGCTCTGCAATCTCGGCAATTCTGCCCCCCTCAAATGATTGTTGCTGGAAGTGACCGAACTGGCTGAAATATCTCTTTACGGCAGCATATCTGCGCTGAATGTCACTGATAGGCTCAATAAAAGATAAGTCATATCCAAGTTCTTTCCCCAGGGTGTAATCACGAAAGAATATCGCATAATGAATAGCTTTCTTTAAAGGCTCAATTTCCTTAGAATAAAGATAATCACGCAGATTATTTCCAAACGACCAGACTACTGCTACGTATGGATCGGTATCTTTCAGTCTGAAGAAATCCTCACGGCTTATCCACCTCGTCTCGTTCTGATATTTGCCGTTCAACGCATCAATGAATAGAGTAGGGCATATCCAGTTAATATCATTAATGTGGATATGCTCATACTTGTTTCTCAATAACGCTGCATGGCTCACCGCACATCCGCCGCAGAATAAATCTATCAGATGCGTGCGTTTAGGCAGGAGACTTACAATCCTCTCTGCCAACTTGTTTTTACTTCCCTTATAGGGCAATCCATATTTCATATCTTCCTTTATTTGTATATTTTAAAACAGGCTCGGTTGCATCATCTCTAACTTGATGCGCTTGCAAGCCTTGTCGTAATATTCTTTGTTCAGCTCAAAGCCGATGAAATTTCTCTTTTCCCTGATGCATGCGATGGCTGTAGTGCCGCTGCCCATGCAGTTATCGAGAACGCACCCCCCCACATTGGTATAAGTACATATAAGATACTGGATAAGGGCGACTGGCTTTTGCGTAGGGTGAAAGGTGTCGGTAGAATGTTCTTTATCGAAGCAGATAATGCTCTTTGGGAATTTTTCATCTGATACGATAGTAGGCACTTCTTTATGATCGCCATAACAACCTCGCTTTAAACTATGAGAGCCATCGCCCCTTCGATGGTTCCTTTGATGTGGAGCACATTTAACCATCTGAGGATTGTAGATAGGTTGTTTCCGATAGAATACGGCAATATCCTCATGCGAGCGCAGAGGCATCTTGTTAGCATTCAGAAAACCTGTTGCCCGCTGCTTGCTCCAAATAAGATTATATTTCCAAAGTTTCGGCTGCGACATCATAAGCTGTGCGGTAAACATGCCCTGGCAGAAAAGAATAATGGCCGCATTGGGTTTGGTGATGCGCAGATATTCCTTCCATAATGGCTCAAGCGGGATAATACTATCCCAGCCACCGCCTTCACTCTTTTTATTGAGAACACCATAAGGCAAATCGCAGATAACACAATCCACACTTGCGTCCGGAATCTTTTTCATTCCTTCCAGGCAATCCTCATTATATATCTTATTTAATTCCATTCTCTATAAATCTATTTTTATCAATTAAACCATTTTAGAATAGTTTCTCCTTTATATCCTTTTTCCCAAATAAACCAGGCATAGGCTTGGGCGCTCCCTGCCATGGCATCGAAGTCGCCATTGGCTGCGCATTTCAGTCGTGAACTGCTTACCCATACCCTGCAAGGTGGCTGCGTTTTAAACAGATGTCTTCTTCCTTTTCCTTCAAGAAAAGTAAGTTTTAGGAACATAGCAACCTTTCTTCCTTTCGGAATAATCTGCAAAGCCTTTTCCACGAACTCCAACGCAAATCGGTATGGTGGATTGGTAACAATATCTCCATTCCATTCTAAGTTGTCGATGGAAAGAAAATCTGCAACCTCGCCATAACCTCTATCTATCAAATTACGGCTGACTACATCGTAGCCATGCGCCTTCAATACCTCGCTAATATGCCCTTCGCCACAAGAAGGTTCCAAAATTACCCCCGTAAACTGCTCTATCTTACAGAGCCATTCGGTAGCTGCGGGTTCTGTGGCATAGTAGTCTTCACGCTGTCGCTCGCCGTTTTTATGGTTGCTTGCGCCTAACGTTTTAAATACGGCAGCATTGCCGCCTACCCAGTCTTTTGCCATAAAGTCTATAAACTATTAATTCTTAATTCTTAATTTTCCCACATGCCATTTCTGGCAAGTCTTGCATTGGTACGCCACATACCCTTGCGCCTTCAGCTCCGGTCTTTGGTTCAGAAACTCCCAGGCAGCATCCTCTGTTTCGTATGCCACCTTCGCCTTCCAGGTATGCTGTTTTCGGGTGTAATGTTCGGGGTCCGGTGTAAAGGGAGGGACCTTATTGTGATAATGATGATCACCTTTGCGCTTACTCATCATCGCCTCCTTCCTTTTCGGTATCACCTTCCTCTTCCGGAATATCCATTTCGGCTTCCTTCTTCTCAGCATGTTCATCCAGCACCTCTTCCATATACTCCATATAGTCAGGTACCTTTTCATTATGCTCCTGCAGACTTTCCTCCTCGGCAATATCCTGCATATCCTTTGCCGTAAGACCATACTTGCGAGCCATTTTTTTCTTGTACTCGTCAGTATAGTTCACCCTGTCACGCTTCACGATGCTCACATCTTGCGTAATGGCAATGCGGCTCATATCCGGCATTTCCTCGGTAGCATCCTTCTCTTCGAGGAAGTTGCCATAAACGGTAGCCAATGCCTGCATACCCTTATCCACCGCACGGTCGTTGTTCTGCTGCTTGCCTGTGCGGATAAGCCACTCAGCAGAATTGAGATACATCGCCTTGTGACGCGGGCTTTCATCGGTCATAAAAAAGCGAATAATGTGGTTGCAGACCGCCACATCGTTTGTCAGCTCGGTAATGGTACGGGGTTTGATATTTCCTTCGTCGTCAATATCAATATGCAGTGCCATCACCATTTCCTGCGCCTCCCTGTTGCCCTGTCCTGCCTGTTTCATAAACAGCGCATAGTCGCGCCTTGCTATGTTGCGGCAGGTAGTCTTGGGGTCTATATCGTTGTTCTGTACCCAGCGTTTATAGAACTCGTAGCAGAGCTGCATCCGATACTTCTGTTCCAGTTTCGGAAACATCGTGTCAATGCTCAGTCCGTTAGATAGCCACTTGTCTATTCTCTGCAGGGTATTCTGCGTAAGTTGACTCATCTCTTATTAATGTTTAATGCTTTATGTTAACCTGGTGGGGCATCGAAAACCGAAATTCGCGCTATTCGTGTCATTCGTGTTCAAACCCCCGAACCCCGAAACGCTATATGGTAAGGTCAATACCAAACTGTCCTTCCAGGAACGTCTTGTAATCGGGCTTACCGAATAGTGTGCCGTTTGCCTTTTCCCAATCTTTATTGTTGGCATAGAACACATCACGCGTAAACCATTCGTAAACGTTATCATATCTGCTTACTGCTGATGAGTCAGGATGCGTATCTAAGAATTTCTGTCCCGCCCTCAGATAAGCCTTGGCTATGCGGGGATGCTTCTGAAACTCGATAAGGCGCTTGCGTCTTGAAGCCAGGGGGCAGCACATGCAGCCGAGTCTTCGGGTAACGTCGATTTGCCCCCCCCGTATCATAGTATACTGGTGCTAACTTCAATCCTCTATCAAGAATGAAATCCCTCACATCTTCATTGGTCCATTCCAAGATAGGATAAATCTGTTCTACATGATTTTCCTTTTTCTTAGAACCATAGTATCGGCATTCGGTAGGCTCGTTATATCTTTCCTTTCTCGCTCTGCTTTCTCCTTTGCGCACACCGATAACAGTTTTATCGAGGATTTTATATTCCTTCAGAACTTCACAGCAGAAACGGCTAAAGCGATTAGGAAACCCTTTCTTTGCAATAAGCTGAAAGAAATTTTCTTTAGGTCTGATAATCTCCACACCCATCTCCTTCACGTGGGCGATAGTGCCCGGTGGGTCGATGGTGGTATTCTTGTATATCGCTCTATATCTGATACCAGCTTCCTTTGCAAGCTGCAGGATCACATCACTATCCTTGCCGCCCGAATAAGCCAGTTCTATCTCTCCATCGTACCTTTTCTGTACGCTTTGCAGGAGTCGGATAGACTGCTCTATCTTTTTCTGTAATTGCTCGTTTATCATTTTGCGCCTTTTTAATTTCTTTATCTGCCCACAAAATTACGAAATCGCCCCTAAATGGTTGGGACAAAAGTTTTTTGTCCCCATCGTAGTGCAAAAATATTCTACCTTTGCATAGTATTAAAAAACATAGGATAACATTAAAAAGAAAAAAGAAATGCAAAGTTTAATTCCAACTCTTACCAGGTTTCTTGCAGCCATTATCGGCTTAGTGTGGTGTACCCTGGAACCATCTCTTAACTACATCGCCGTATGCTTCTTCGCCCTTATCTGCGATTGCTATACGGCGTGGCGGTGCAACTGTCGCATCTATTCCCGCTATCGGGAGGCTATCAAGAAAGACCCTCGATGCAAAATCGACGGGAAACTGAAATCTAAGAAAATGGCAAAGATGGTGAAGGATTTCTCCGTCCTCATCCTTGCGATATACCTAGCTACGATGGTAGATACCGTGATACTCGATTTTCAGAACCCTCTCCATCTCGCTAATTATCTTGCTGCCATCTACTGCGGTGTGCAGCTCGTGAGCATCCTCGAAAACGAGAGCACCTGCAATGGGGCACCCTGGGCAAGAGTGATGCAGAAGATTGTAGCCGATAAAACCGAAAGGCACTTCAACGTGAAGCTGAAAGACTTGATGAAGGAAGAAGAGGCAGAAGAGGCTACTCCATCGGCAGAGAAGAAAGATGAAGCAGAGACACCTTCAGATAAGAAGGATGACAAGGATAGCGCAGATAAAGATGAATGGATTCCGTCTAAATCGGCTGATGATGCCTATGATGTATAGTACCAATATCTCTTAATATCTGTACGCTATCTCTTAATTTCTGTACGCTATCAGTTAATAATGTGTTAAAACCCCTTTGAATTATGACAATATCAAATGTTTTGGAACACTGGGCTACGATATACAAACCCTTATCCCATAACCCGACAAGTAAGAAGCTGGAAGACCAGAGTTTCTTCCGCATTCGCTATATTGACCTGGAGAATATCTTTTCTCGTAATGCCAATATCGTGCATTCACCTTGTATGCTATATAGCGTATTGAGTACAGGCGAGTTTCAATCAGCCGGAAAGATGATGGTATCTCACCAGGTGTGGTTTCTTACTAAGGTAAAAGACTCGCCTCAAACCCTCGGACGATACGATGGCGCAAAGATAGAGCAGGCATCCGTCGATTTGATGGAGTATTGCAAAGACCTCGTTTCCTGGATGGTGGAGGTGAAGCGAAAAGGAGCTTGCCCGGTAACAGGACGGTCTTTTGCTGATGATCCGGTCATCATGTCCGAATTGCAGTCTATTGATATTTCCTCTATTTCGTGCGGGCTGATAGGTGAGTTGTATTCCGGACAATGGCTTGTAGCCGGAGTGGATTGGAAAAGTCTGCAACCGCTTTACAAGTTTGGCTGCGGCGGTAACGACAAGTATATCATTAAAGAATAATAATTGTATCTTGACTATATCGCCCTATCCTTGCCTATGGTGTTGGGGTAGGGCGAAGTCTTTTTAAGAAAGGAGCGTAGGATATGGGACAACCTATCAAAAATCCGATGTTCCCCTTCAGTAGGGTAGCATCACGTTTCTTCCAGCAGACCATCAATCAGTTGGAAGTAAACACCATGACCCAGTGCATCTATCCCAAGGAGGTTTATAACGGCTATGCCGTAGTAAACCAAAAGCGAAAGGATATGGGTGGATGGTATTCTACTGGTGAGGGTGCAAAATCCTTTGCGGGTAAGATTATAGAGGCAGGCGATTACGGCAAGGTAACGATGGCTTTCGAGTTCAACGACTATATGCGCTTTGTGGATATGGGTGTAGGTCAGGGTACCAGCTACGAGGATGTGGATAATGCACGCAAGGCTCGCTTTCAAACCCGATATATCTCAAAATGGGATAGAAAGAGTGGTAAATCTCAGCGTCCTGCCATTATGATGGAGCTTCGTCACCTTCAGCAGCGCATAGCTAATTACCTGGTAGATTTCTATGGATATGAGGGTGAGGTAAGATTGATAAACACCATTGCCGATTGTAGCCCTATCAAACTTTTTTAATCAATAAACAACAAGAAAATGGCAACAGCAAAAAAAACTCAGATAGTTATTACGGCTAATGCCGCCGTCGCCAAGAAGGTGATGGACGAGTTGCAGCAGCGCATCGATTCTATTAAGCAGAAGATGCAGCAGCTCGATACAACTACGGATGCAGGCAAGAAGGAGTTTAAGAAACTGGAGAAAGAGCTGGTTTCCTATAACTCTGCCGTGACGCAGAATGTTACGAATACAGAGCGAATAAGAAAGGCTATCAACAATCTTTCCGGCACTTCGCTCAAGGAACTTCGCCGTGCGCTGGTAGCTGCCAAGAGTGAATTAGGCAAGACTTTCGAGAACGATCCGAATCTGAAAAAGCGTCAGCAGGATGTAAAAACGTTGCAGGCTCAGATTGATAAGCTGACGGGTTCAGTAAACAAGCATGGAAATGCGTGGAGTACTGCATTAAAGAACCTTACGGCATACGCAGGCCTCTTCCAAGTCTTCAACGCTGTTAAAGGCACAGTTACTTCTGCTATCAAGAAGAACTTTGAGTACTCTTCTTCTTTGACGGATATTCGTAAGGTGTCCGGACTTACGATGCAGGATGTCAACAAACTGTCCGAGGAGTTAGCTAAGATAGACACCCGTACTTCTGTTGATGGCTTAGCTCAACTTGCCTACCAGGGAGCAAAACTCGGTATGGGTAAGTATGGTGTGGAAGGTATGAAGCAGTTCGTAGCTGCTGCCGACCAGATCAATGTAGCAATCGGTGAGGAGATGGGAGAAGAAGCGTTGCCGGCTCTTTCTAAGATGGTGGAAACGATGGGGCTCATCCCGAAGATGGGTATCGAAAAAGCGATGCTTGCTACGGGTTCGGCTATGTTCAAGCTGTCTTCTACTTCTACCTCTACATCTACCAATATTGTAGAGTTTGCCAAGCGATTAACCGGTGTGAGCCGTACTGCAGGTATCACTACCGACCAGTTGTTGGCTCTCGGTTCTGCATCCGATTCTCTCTTCCTGATGCCGGAAGTGAGTGCTACGGCAATGTCTAAGTTCATCGTAGCCTTGCAGAAGAACCATAACCTTATCGAGAAGGATTTGGGCATTCCGGATGGTACCATCAAAAGAATGTATGCAGCAGGCAACGCAATGGATGCCATCGTGATGGTACTTGAAAAGATGCGAGACAAGGGTAATATGAATGCCCTTGGCGGCATCTTCAAAGACCTCGGTTCTGATGGTCAGCGACTCGTTACCGCCATGGTAACTATGTCTAAGAACGTAGATGTACTGAAGGATCATCTCTACGAGTCTAAGGAGGCATTCGAGGAGGCAACTGCTGTAACCAGCGAGTACACGATGCAGCAGCAGTCTGCCGCAGGTATATTGGATAGAGCCAATAACCTTTGGGAGAAGGCTTTTATCAATCCAGATGGTGTGGAAAGTGTAAGGTCTATGGCGCAGGCTTGGTACGACATGTCGCAAATGATTTTGCAAAGCCCGATATTCAAGAATACACTTCAGGCAGCCATGTGGAGTGTGATTACTGCTTGCAAGGTATTTGTAGCTCTCCTTCCTCTCATCGCCAATTATGTTGCTGCTCTGGGTATCTATAAAGCCGTTTCGTTTCTTTGGGAATTAGGTAAGGCAATAAAAGCTGCGGCAGCTGCGCAAACATTATTCAATTCGGCAGCAAAGGTAAATCCTTATGTAGCTATTGCAAGTGCGATTCTCACCGCCGTAGGAGTGGTATGGTCTTTTGTGGAAGCAGATAAAGAGGCAGCTGCTGCGGAGGCAGAGGCAGCACGCAAAGCTAATGCCTGGAAAGATAAGTTGAAAGAAGCGCAGTCTCAAACTGATACGCTTACCCGAAAACTCCATTCTTATAAAACTACACTCGAAGCCCTGAACGTATCGCAGAATGCCCGAAATACGCAGATAGCCCGATTTAATCGTGATTTTCGCCAGTATATCTCTAAGTTGGGTATCGAAATCAAGAGCGTGAGCGATTTGAAGAAGCATTATTCGGAGTTAGCACAGGAAATTCAGCGTGCTACCTATTATCGCCTTCGTGAGGAAGCCAAGCAGAGCGTAATGCCTTCCTATCAGATGGATCGTCTGAATGCGGCTAACCGTATCAAGAAGGAACTTAATAATCTCGGCTTGTTTGCAGGCGGTTTTACCCAAAAGAACGTGATGGATATGTTCAATAAGGGTGCAGGTGCAGGTTGGATATGGCAGAAGATTATCGAGGCAAACACAAAAGATGCCAAGCAGGGTAGTTTCCGTTTCAATATGAAAACAGGAAACTATACTTATACTGATAATAGCGGTAAAACCGTCAAGGGTAATCCTACAGGCTATAAAGGTCTGTTATCTTCACTCGTTCATTTCCAGAACGCAACCAAGCGCGAAACAAGTAAGGATAAGGAAATCAATGATTACTTCAATCAGGTAGTTAATCTTGATGGCTATACTCCTTGGGTAGAAGATGAACCTGGTACGCTTGAAAATGAAGCACCCGATAAGGATGCCATCCGTGCTGCGAAGCAGGAGGCACGCGATCAGCAGCGTTCCTGGCGTGAGGAGTTGAAGCAGAAGCAGGATGAAGCAAACGCTATCATGGATAACGTGCGCAACTTCTATGGGCGACAAATCAACGAAAAACTGTCACAGGCAGTAAGCCTCGGTATGGATAAGACGGAGCAGGATTTGTTCGTAGAGCCAGTGAAGAAGCGTATGGATGAAGCCCTTTCGCAGGTGCGCCTTGCTATCGCTGGTCAGGCTAACACCTGGGAGGACTTCAAAAAGACGATGGATAATGATCTTATCGAGAAGACCGATGAGACCGGAGTTAATCTTTCCAAGAACCTCCTCACCTCCATTACGCAGAATAATATCGCAGCCCTGCGCACGAAGATAGCTCAGTTGGGTAATAGTCTGAACCGTCCGATGAACTCCATCACGGCTGAAATATTTGCCAAGGCTACCAAGAACCAGCAGGATCGTGTAAAGCTGGAAGCGCAGCAGGCAGAAGCCCGTAGAAAGGTGGCTCAGGAGCATAACTACATGGGTGCCGTGCAGCAGAATATGTATGACGATTTCAACCAAATGGGCTATGCTAACCCAACCGATTTTGAAGCGCAGGACAAGGAAGCCTTTGACAGACGCAAGGCACACATCATTTCCATGTACGAGCAAGCAAGAAAGCAAATCGCCAACCTTTATACAGTTGATGTCAGCAATAAAGAAGGTAGGGGATTGCTGATGCAGGTACTCTTTGGCGATGATCCTTATGCGCTGGGTGCCCGCATTCAGAGTGTATTGGGCGACAATGCGGAAGACTGGAGGGTGTTCTATAACAAACTTATTCAGTATTCTGATGAATATACTGAGGCTCAGAAGAAGACCTACGACCAGGCAAAAAAGATTGCCGAGCAGATGTGGAAGGTCAACCAGCGCAATCTTGCCAACCAGGAAACCCTTCGCAAGATGCAGCAGGAAAGCGCCCTCTTCGGTAAGCGAACCAATATGTGGTCGAATCTTGGTCTCGGCGATCTTACCGCCGACCCAGAGGTGGAGCTGATGAAGATGAAGATGCAGATGGCGGAAGATTATTATGCTTTCGTTTTCAAAAATTCGAGAAATCAGCAACTTATCGATGAAGCTGACAAGGCTCGTCAGGAGGCAGAACTTGCCTATGTCAACCAAATGGCTACGGCGATGAAGAACCGCCTCTCACAGATGCAGCAGCTTGTGCAGCCTATCGAGACCTTCGGTGCAGAAGTAGGCAAGGCATTTGCTGAAATGCGCAATGATGTAAGCAGCGCACAGGAAGCTATCAAGAACGCTCTGAAGTCTATGCTCGAATCGTGGGGTAATATGGCGCTCAACGATGTGAATACGCAGATGTGGAAGGCTATCAATGATGCAGGTGCCAAGCGAGCCAAGAAGAAAGCGCAGCCTGGTATCGATGCAGCAAGAGCCAACGCTAACGCCAATGCCGTGAAGGAAGACTTCTCTAATCTCGGCACAAAGGCGAATCCGATGTATGTGCGACTGGTAGATGAGGGTGCATCTTATCTTACTCAGCAGCCGCAGTCTAACTTCGAGAATCTGCCTCCTCAGCAGCCGGCTCTCGGCTGGAATCCTGATGGTTCACCTATCAACCCTAACAGTCCGGCTATTGTGCCTCCATACGCGCCCCCTGCAACCCCCGAGCAGGCGAATAAGCAAGCAGAGGGTAATGGTGCTCCTCATGCGTGGTCACATCGCAACAGAGACAATGCCGATGCGTTCTATAGTGATGCAGCCACGCAGACGGGTGCTGCTGCAGCCGATGCTATCGCTGGTGGCGGTTCCTTCATGGATACCGCAGCCGGTATCACTGGTTCCTTTATCGGTGGCGTGATGAATACCGAGTTCAAGAAGGGTGGCAAATCCAAGGAAGACAAGGAGAAAGCCGATCAGCTGAAGAAGGAGAAGAAGCACCAGAAGGAACTGAGCAAGGAGGTAAAGAAGGGTAATAAGGATCGTGAGAAGGTGACTACCCAGGGTGTTCAGAACATCACGGATGTAACTGCTGCCGGAAACAAGGAGCAGAGTGAGGGCACTAAGGTGGCTTTGAACGCGGGTATGGCTATGACCCAAACGGCGCTCACTACCAATCTCGCCAATACTCAGGCTAATAATGAGGCTATGGCTCAGTCTGATGCAGCCCGCACTCAGTCAGAAGTAACCTTCTCTATCGCGGGTGCGATGGCTAAGTGTTTCGAGTTCCTGGGTCCTATCGCTGGTCCTATTGCAGCCGCAGGTGTGATGGCTACTCTCATGGGGTTGCTCCAGTGGGCACTCAATTCAGCCTTCAGCGGCGGCAAAAAGAAGAGTAATACCAATACTACCAATACCAAGCTTGTTACTGGTATGCTTACCTATGATTCCGGAAACGTTCAAGACTTGAAGCCATTTGTGGCTGATAATGGCGAGGTGTATTGGGCGAAGGAGGATGACGGCAAGCAGATGCAGGGCGTGAAGATGCTTACATCTCCAACCGCCACCACCGTTAATGGTCAGCCGTCTCTCGTAGCCGAGAAAGGACCGGAAATCGTGATTGGCCGTGAAACCACTCATGCCATGATGATGAATAACCCTGCCCTGCTGAAGGCGCTGGTCAATTACGACAGCAACTATTCGGGAAGAAACTCAGCAAGAAGGGCATTTGATAGCGGCAACGTGGGTGATGTTCTTGCAGCAGGCACGCAAGCAGGCAATGGTAATCTTTCGTCTGGCGCGTCAGCGACAGGCGACCTGATAGCAGCTAATGCTGCAAGCAATGCGGCGCTCCTGCAAGCTGTGAATGCGCTCATTCAGCGCCTCAATCAGCCTATCAACGCCCAAATTAACATGTACGGTCGTGATGGGTTGCACGATAGCCTGAATAAGGCTAACCGGTTTATGAAGAATAAATAGGAGAAGGTTTTGTTGATTATTAGTTGTTAAGTTTTTAAGTTTATTATTATTATGTTTTTCAAGACTGTTTCGCTGTGAAGCGAGGCAGCCTTTTTCTTTAAATTTCTTTTTGGTCCCATTTTGCGACCATGGGGAGAAATTAGTGGGCTTTCTGTAAACCGCTGATTTAGTGGTTTTTTTGGTCTCAAAAGCATATCTTGGTCTCATTTTTCGTCGGAATTACTACCTATATATAAAATTTTCCGTGTATTTTTTCTTTTCCCTAAAAACGAAATCCCCTAACCCCAAACTAGAAGTTAGTAGCATTAACGGCTATGCCGTAAACTTCAGACAATAAGGTAGTTATGGGGATATAGGGGAGTGGCAGCTAGCGGGAAAAATGTGTGATTTTCTACATATATTCTACATATTTCTGAAATATTTTGTATCTCCTGCGTACATCTGTTTATAGAAAATTATATAAAAATGAGACCAAGAAATAGTAAGTTGCTGAAAAATAAGCAGATAGTAAAAAATCAGTGGGGGCAAGCAGTGGGACAATGGTGTGGCAGCAGGGGGACAATATACGCCGTTTTCCTCATTAGGGGACTTTAATATTTCTGCTAATAAAATTAAAATGAGACCAGAATCGGCAAAATGGGACCAGATTTCGTATCTTGGTCCCATTTTTGAAAAAACACCCTTTGCGCCTCCGTTCCCAGTGATTCCATCGCTGGTTCCCCCTCTCTAACTTATATTAAATGTTAAAAATATAACTTATTTCAAATATAATATACCTTACCTATACCTTTTTCGATTTATTTTTGTATCTTTGCAGCGAAAAATGAATAAATAATATATGTAAGGTATGTTTGACGAGATATGTTCCATCTATCGGGATGCGAAAGATGCACTCGGAAGGTACGTTGATATGGAGACTGGCGAGTGCATCACGCAGATGTCTATCCGTGAGTTCTGTCTTACGGACAGATGGAAGCCGTATGTAGAGAAACTGAGAGCCATGCGGCAGCAGTATGGAAGCAAGGCGAAGAAGATGCCGGAATATATCGACACGAAGAAGATGCTTCCTGGTGCTACACTGAGCGGTCTCTTCAGTCTTTATGAAGACGATAGTTTGACCCACCCAGGCCAGCGTGTGATGGTTTCACGCCGTGAAACACATCTTTATCAGCATACCGGATGGCTCGCTATCGACATCGACCTTCAGGACAACCAGCAGCTTACCAGCTTTGAGAATATCCGCATGGTGGCTCGCTTCCGTCCTGAGATAGGTTTGCTGATGCGTTCCTGTTCGGGTACAGGATATTTCGGACTGGTTCGCCTGGCTTATCCCGACAGGCATAAGGAGCAGTTCAAGGCTATCCTCAAGGAATATGCCGCCCTGGGCATTGTGCTCGACAAGCAATGTGGCAATATCGGTCGTGTGCGTTTCGCCTCATGGGATGATGCCGACCATATATATATTAATAACAATGTGCAGCCTTATCAAGGCTTGCAGATGGACGAACCGCAGGTGATACCGCAGGCACGACCGATGTATCGGCAACCGCAGAGTAACGCCTCCAGCGCTTACGGCGGTAGCGACAACTCAGCCTTCTGGAATGATCCTCGCACGCAAGACCGCATCATCGAACTCATCGTAAAAGCCCTAGTGAGCCGAAACATCAACATCACGGAAAGCTATGATGAGTGGACAAAGGCAGGTTGGGCATTGAAGGCGCACCCTTATGGCGAACGTCTGTTTCACGAGCTTTCGGCATGCAGCCGGAAGTACAACGCTGCCCAGGCTTCACAGAAGTGGCGGCAGTTAGGCAGCAGCCATACCGTGAGCTATCATTACCTCATCCACGCCTTCAAGGTGAATTTGGGCGAAGGAGAATATCACTCTATTCTGCAGCAGGTTTACCGTGAGCGGAATGTTTAATGCACTCAACACTCAACATTGACAAAAAGTTTTTTAATACATTAAAGATATAAGATTATGGCAAAAAGAAAAGTAGAAATCCCCAAGGGGTCATGGCTCGACAAGAAAGGTCAGCGATGGATGAAAGTAGCAATCGATGTGATGATAGGGGGTGGTAAATTCCTCCGTCAAATCACGATGACGTTCCCGGTGAACTTTGAAATGGCATTGGGAAAATATATGGTAGACATGGGCGATATGGACGATTTCAGAGACAGAGTAAATCAGCAATATCCTTCGCTGAAACGCCTGAGAAACCTCACGTTTTTCCCTATGGGAAACAAGGTGTTGAGAAAGTAAAAATAAATTTACAGATGGCCAAAAAAGCTTTCGCCATATCGAAGCCTATTCGAAGCCATATCGAAGCCGTGTGTTATTTATTTACTCTCTCTGTATATAAAAACTTTACAAAACAAAAGATATGAAACAGAAGATTATTGCAATAGTAGGTCAGGCTGGCTCCGGAAAAGATACGGTTGCCCAGCTGATGCGGATGACACTCCATGTGCCCATCCTTTGCTCTTATACCACCCGACCTATGCGTGAAGGCGAGGTAAACGGCAGAGAGCACATCTTCGTGAAAGAGTGCAATATCCCAAGAGAAAAAATGCTTGCCTATACCGAGTATGGAGGTTATAAGTATTGGACGGAACTCGACCAGATAAAAGATGCCGCCATCTATGTAATCGACGAAAAGGGCATCATGGATATTTGCGAGCGATTCCCTGATATTGAACTGGTGAATATCTACGTAGCTGCCAAGCCCGAAACCCTCAAGGCTCGTGGTATCGCTCCCGAAAGAATGAAGCGTGACGAATATCGGGTAACAATGGATATAAACAGTTTCGATTACGTCATCACCAACAATTCTTCGCTCTGGGCTCTGCTGCAGGCAGTAATCACAGTGTCTTTGCAGATGACTAAATATAGTCTGGAAGATCTGAAAACCCTTAATCAGGAACTTTCCGAATATATAAAGGCAGCATTGAAAGATAATTAATAATTGATAGTTTATATTTGATATGAAAATGATAATTCCTGGTGTTGAGTGGTGGCCTCAGAAGACCGGCACTCAACAGGTTGCCCGAGTAGGCAGAATCTGCTACAAGAGCAAAGGCAAACAGCCTGACGAGAAACTTTCTGAAGAAAAGAAAGAGGAGTTTCGGGAAGAACAGGCAGTAAAGATGGTTAACAGTTTCTGGAAGAGCGGACATCGCTCTATGCTCCGTCACGGTACCCTCTATTTCTTCGTAAAGAACGATAATAAAATGCCGAGGTCTCTCTGGTCACTCCTCGTTGCTTCACCTTACATCAACTATGCTGTGCAGGAAAAGAAGGTATGGATTAGCAGCAACATGCAGTTCCTCGGCGAGCATGCCGAAATTCTCGAAATCTTAACCCCATATCAAATGAAGGAAGATGAGTTTATCGAGAAGGCACTGAAGTATGAATGCAAAAAGGCGCTCTATCTCCTCCGTATGACCATGGTTGTTACCACGCAGATCAGTACCAGCCGAGAATTGAACCGCACATCGCCTAATAGCATCAGCGAGCAGAGCACACGCTATGTGGACCTGGAGAAGAAAGGTGGTGTGCAGATTGCCCGTCCGCATTGGTTGCATGAAGGCACCCGATGGCAGAAGTTCCTCTATCTTGCCGGCTGCAAGATTGCCGACTGGCTCTATCGCCGTTTGCTGAAATCGGGCATGAAGCCGCAGGATGCCCGCGGAATTCTTCCTCTCGATACCTATACGGTGGTAGCTTATACCTATACTCTCAAGGAGTGGAAACATATCCTGGACCTCCGCTTCCATGAAAGTACCGGCAAGGCGCATCCTAACGCCAAGGAAATAGGCTATCTGATTCATCGCATCATTACCGAGAGAATGATGGAATATGATAAGGACTTCGAGATTTAAAGGTAAAATCACTACTCACTATCTCTAACGCTCATTATGGTAAATAGAGTATTTTGCCAATTAATGCTTGGCAATAAAAAGCAAAAAATAGCAATGGGAAATAAAAACAAGAAAAAACAACAGCAGCAACACCAGATGGAGGCTATGGCAAGGCGGGATGCTAAAATCCGTCAGCTCCCTACCATCTACACCTTCAACTTCAAGGATGTGCCATCTGAAGTATACGCCAAAACCCTGGAGGCAATCTTCTCTGATCCTCAGTTTGCCGATGCCGTGCGCAACCGCAACGAACTGGTACGTGCTGCCAACCGCATACCGCAGGGCGCACCTCAGATGGCACCCCTCATCAAGGCTATCCAGGAAAAAGATGCAAAGTTGGCCAATGCCATCTATGCCCTGCTTGTGCAGGTAAATCTGCACAGTGAGATAACTTACGATTTCCTCAGTTTCGGTCATCTGTCACGCTACTACGTAGACTACAGCCAGCCGGGTATGCAGGAAAAGGTAGACCATCTGAACATTAATCTTGATAAGATCACGTTCCTCTCCGAAATGCTCGAAAACCTTCTTACCCAGGTGAAGGGCGATATGCTGGAAATCTTCAAAGGTGCCAGCGAGTTTACGCAGTTTGATGGTGTAATGGCGAGCCTCCGTCAGTTGAGCGGTTTCTTCGATTTCGCCCGCAAGAAAGACGAGAAATCGAAAGATTACGCCCTCTACTATGAGTATGCCGACAGCATCAATAACTATATGGATAAGCGTATGCAGACCTATTCGCAGAAGTACCGCAAGCTGCATCCTACCCTTCCTGGTTTCACTCAGGAACAGATGGTAGAGGCCATCAATCTCTTCTTCGGTGAGAAAGATAAGTTCAATGAGAGCTTCATCAGCGCTACCGATAGTGGAGGCAAGTATATCGATGCCGTAAAGCTCTCCTTCAACATCGACGAAGAGCAGACCAAGAAACTCGACAAACTGATGCCCAAGCCGAAGGAAGGTAACTCTATCCAGAAGTATTGCCTGAACGTTACCGATGCCATCATGCTCTACTATGCCCAGCAGAAAGGCTTCTCGCTGAAGTAATTAATAAACATGTAAGCATCCCTTACAAGTTGCAGGCCTAGTGGACTCAAGGGCGCTAGCCTAATTCAACACTCAACATTCAACATTCAAAAAAAGTGCCAAATATCTATCTTCGTCTCCCCATCTCCCGCTGCCAGTTCTTCCGGCACCGCGACCCTAAGTTCACCCTGGCCAAGGATGAGCCGGTGGTGTTCAGCAACTACTCACATGAGCAGTTCATTATGCGCAATTCGCTTATCAGCGCCCCTGCGAAAAGCAGCTGTATCGACCTCGGCTGTTTCTCGCAGCAGCAGTGGTGCAATATGCTGTCGGGCAAGCACCCTGCAGGAGGCAAGGTAGTGATGCGCCGTGATGCCGGAAGCTGGCTCACTTTCCAGGAGGTGCAGCAGCTCAATGGTCGCCTTACCGATGGTAAGGGCGCACATGATGATTACCTCTGCATTAGACTGCCCAGCGAAGTAGAGATTGTCGATACCGTTTATCCCGTAAAGCCTACCTTTACGCTTGATACCCATGGTATCCGTGCCCTGGTAGTCTCGCTCAACAACGATTTTAAGCGCAGTCTGGTAGAATGGGCACTATCCACCTTCGACTTCTGCACCTCCAAAGGCAGGGTTATCGCCCGCTCCCATAATGCCATGCTGGAGCGGTACTTAATGCGATACGGCATAGAAGCCAGCGAGGAAGAGAAAGACGTGTTGCGCCGCATTATCGGCAGGTGGTTCCGCACGGAGCACTGTTTCTTTAAGAGCTATTCCTGCGTGGATATGCAGTATAAAGATAGCCGTGATAAGCCTAACCGCATCGACGAAGTGCAGTGGCTATGATTTTACACCTTATATAATAGATGTTAATTCATATCTAAACAAAAGTTAAATAATAGTTAAATCAAGGAAAAGTTATGAAATTACCTGATAGTTGCAGAGAGTTATTTCTTGACGGAGTAACCGATGCTTATTTTTATGCTGTACGGGAAAGCTCCGTTCCTATTCCCTTCAGCATACCGATGATATTGCAGATAACCGGCTGCCACTTTGCCGGCGAAGCACTCCATGTTGCCCTCAGCGAAGGTGACAATTACATCATATCCGATAGCATCACCGCCAAGCAGACTTCTTCAGAGGGTGGCAATGGTACCGTCTTCAAGTTCGAGATTACAGCCAATATTAGTGACGGAAAAGCGAATATACCCGAAATCATCAAAAAAATGCACGGAAAGGACTATTATATAGTCTTGCGTAAGCAGGATGACACGATTTATCTCTGCCATACGCTGCCTGGTACCTTCAGTATTACCGATTCCGTGACCGCTCAGAATGATGCTGAGACCCGTAGCATTACAGCTACCTGTCAGGCGATGTCAGAGTTTATTCCGATAACGATTGCTTAATCAATCATAAATTTATAGTACTTAATTATCTTCTAGTTTTAGTAAACATATATTTCATAGTATCGAAATTTTATATTAATTTTAGCCCTGCTGTCCGTGAGGATCGCAGGGTTTTTTGTTTTATCCGCTAGGCTAATTCAACATTCAACACTCAACATTCAACATTTTTTTTGTCCCTATATGCCCATGTATTTCCTTTACCTTTGCCGTCAGAAATATTGAAAGGTCTTCTTTTGCTAAATAAGGTAAGGAGATTTGTATTCAGGATAACGATAACATACATTTATTTTTAAAAATTTATTACCCACAATGAAAGGTCTATACGAAATTCTGACCGAAAAGAAGTGGATGGTGAACCCCGATTTCGTGCATGGCATTCGCAAAACGATCGAGCAGAATCTTAATACTCACACAGAGTTTACCAAACCGGAAAGGACTTGTGGTTTCGTCACCGCAGTGGATGACAAAGGTAACACCTATTACCCGGAGGAATATCAGATTTCCGAGGATGGCAAGCAGGTGAAGGGTAACTATCAGCTCGATTTTCCGGAAGATGATGATCGGGGACAGAACTTCCCATTTGTTTCGGTTCTCACCGTAGATGGTCCTATTACCCGAAATGGTGGATATTGTTCTTATGGTTCTATCGACCATCGCGACATGATGATGCGTGCAGCTGACCATCCGCTTTGCCGAGGTCATCTTTTCATTATCAATACTCCTGGCGGTTCGGCTTGGGCTAAGAATGATTATGCTCTTGCCATCGACTATGCCCACTCCAAGGGTCAGAAAGTTATTGCTCTGGTAGATGGCATGTGCGCCAGTGCAGGTATGTATCTCGCCTCTCTTTGCGATGAGCGATATTATTTGAATCCGAAAGATGAAGTTGGTTGTATCGGTGTGATGGCTGCTTTTTATACTTTGGCTAATGGCTCAAAGGACAAATACACGGATGAGACTTATCACGAGGAGTACGATCCAGAGTCATTCGACAAGAATAAGGCTTACCGTGACATCGCTAACAAGAACGACAATAAGGAACTCGTAAAAGAGCTTGCCGAGTTGGGTGTTGAGTTCAGAACCGACGTAAAGAAGGCTTGCCCTAATGCAACCGACAAGCATCTCAAGGGTAAGATATTTAGTGCTGAAGACGTGAAGGGAATTCTTATGGACGACCAGAGCACCTTTATGGGTTGCGTTCAGCGTTGCTTTGCTCTCTACAATGGTACAGCCGAGCCTATCAAACGAGAGGCTTCTATTCAAAAGCCGGAGCCGAAAGAGAACGAGCCTGAGCAGGCATCAGTATCCACTACACAAGAGAATCATCAACATACAAACATCAAAAATCAAATCAATATGGCAAATTATCCAAAGATCAACGCCGCTTGCGGTATGCAGGATGGTCAGCAGATTGAGGTAAAGGAGGAAGGCGCATTTATGAATGCACCATTGCTCGACACCCTCGAAGCTCATCTTACAGCGCAGGAGCAGGCAGTGGCCGATGCAAAGCAGAAAGCCACCACAGCAGAGCAGAGTCTTGCTGACCTTCAGGCTAAGCACGACGCACTCGCTGAAACCATCGCCCAGAAGGACGGGGAGATTAAGAACCTGAAAGAGGCAAAGGCTAAGGCAGATGAGGACATCAAAGCCCTCAACGATGCCAAGGCAAAGGCTGATGAGGAGAAGGCTAAGGTAGATGAGGAGCTGAAGACTGCCCAGGCTTCACTCGCTACTGCCCAGCAGACCATCGCCGACAAGGACGCTCAGATTGCTGAGTTGAACGAGAATCCAGGCGAGGAGCCAGCGCAGGGTGCAGCACCTCAGAACAACGGTGAGGGCGCAAAGGCTCAGAACCTCCGTGAGTTCGACCCATCGAAGTACAAAACCAATGCTGAGCGCAAGGCAGCTTTCGAGCGTTTCAAGCGAGGCGAGGTGTAAGCCCTCCATCATCAGGATAACACTAAGTATTCAGGTTAAAACATTCTTATTCATTTTTTAATTAGTAATTGAAATTATGGCAACACTTCCTAAAGATTTTATTGGCACTACTGCCTTGCAGCATGTAGCCGAGCAGGTAACTAAGGAAATCCTTATGGGTCCAGGTTACACCGATGCAGAGGAGATGGACCGCTTGGCTATCGACATCGTTTCTGGTGTTCAGTACAAGCGTACTATCCACATTCTGCTCCGTAAGGGCGGTACTACCCGCCGTAAGGACGTTCACACTAAGGTGAACAGCGAGGTAGGTTTCTTAAAGGAGCGCACAATTACAGTGAAACTCGCTTGGGACCATTATACAGATAACATCGACAAGTACTGCGAGACAGTATTTGGTACAGACGCACAGGGTCAGTACCCTCTCGCTACCGAGGCTGCTACTGCTATCCTCGCCAACTATGCCGACAACTTGACCGCTTGCTTGTGGAATGGTGACATCGCTCTTGATAAGGGTGATGAGAGCACACCAGCTTCAGAGCAGGCTATGGCTCTCTATGATGGTTTCCATACCTGTATCAAGCACGACATCGAGGACGGTCTTATCAGCGAGGCTAACGGCAACTTGATTCATTGTGAGTCAATTGACAAGCCTTCTAGCAACGAGGACTCTACTCCTTACGATAACTTCTTGGATTGGCACCTGAAGTGGGATGCCCGTCTGCGCAAGCAGAACGTTCTCGTTTACATGAGTGAGTTGACAGCTCAGTACATCGCTGCAGGTTACGCTAACAAGTTCCACGGCAACTTCAAGGTTGAGTACGAGAACGGCGGTAACTTCAAGCTTCCAGGTCTTTCTCGTGTAACTCTCTGCCCTATCGCAGATTTCGGTGAGGGTGATCGTATGTACGTTACCATCCCTAAGAACTTCGTTTACGCAGTTGACTCTGAGGGTAACAAGACTTACGTAGGCGTTAAGGTAGGCACTGACGACGATATGCGCGACATCCAGTTCCAGATTCAGTCAATCCAGGGTGCAGGTGTCCGCAATCCGTTCAAGTACGCCTTTGCGATGTCAGATGGTGACCTTGCAGCTGCCGAGTATGTAGCTGGTGACTATACCAACTCTAACCTCGTAGTAACAACCGCAATGGAGGATGCTTCTACGGTTACAGATGGTAAGGTAAAGGTAAACGGCGCAGCTTATACTGCCCCAGTAGCTACAACCGCTAACCAGGTTATCACCTTGGAGGCAGAGGACGGCACAACCGATATCTTCTCTTACTGGAGCTTCGGCAACAAGAAGATTATGGATAAGAAGATTCAGCTTGCTGCCACCGGCACAAGCATGGGTGTCACCGCCTTCTTCAAGAAATCCTAACCCCCTCTCGCCTCCGTTCCCAGCGATTCCATCGCTGGTCCAACAGGCAGAGCGCAATCCCTCTATAAATCCTCGGCGGCGGTCGCCTGACCTGTCGGAATATGGCTTCCGCCGCCATTTCGTTTAATCATTAAAAAGATACAATTATGACAGAAACTGTAACATGCCCAGAGATCAAGGATATTCTCTCCGAGAACGAATGTTTGGAGAACTACGGCGGTCTTGGCGTAAACGTATATGTCTTTATCAAGAGTGACCTTGCTGCTCCTCTTGCGCCAGAGGCAGGTAAGAATTCTTATGCAGCGTTGACGGCTGCATCCTTCAAGAAGGGTAAGGGTCTTTTCAAGTTCGAGTGTCAGGATGGCGGTCAGGGTCATACCTGGGAAAACTTGGGCTACAGAAAGGGCTTTAAGCAGACTTTGGACTACATTCTTGAGAGCGTAAATTCTGCTTCTGCGTATGTGGCTCGTGCTCTCAATAACCTCAAGTGTGGTTACATAATCGAGGATGGTGATAAATCAATCATCATTTACGACAAGCAGCACGACTTCAAGTACGACTCCGGTAATATTAAGGGAGACACGGGCAAAAAACCAGAGGATGATCGTACAGTGACACTGAGCGGTTCCCTCAGTCCGACCATGTATGGCCGCTATGAGATTGCCACACCAGAAAGTGGTTGGGATTCTCTCCTTTCCGGTGCAGGCACATCGGGGGAAGTGTAAGCGGAACTGACAAGAGCGATACCAATTCCGCTTCACAGCAGTCATCTAAGCGGAGCAAGCAGGTATCATCTATCAATGATGAAACCTCTATGCCCGGCGAAAACGATGAATAATCGCTCCCCTATCCAATGATTTCCATTGGCAATTTACTCTATAAATCAAAGCCTCGGTATTAATCCTTAGTAAAATAAGGCAAGATACCGGGGCTTTTTGCATTTAAAACTGCACATATCTTTCAGTTTTTAATATCTTATCCCATAATTAGATTTTTTTATGCAAAATGCGTTTACGCATAGAATATTTTTCTTATTTTTGCAGCATAAAATTTTAATATATATAATGTATTTTAAAGAGTAAGAGCTTATGGAACTAAGACATTTACGTTCGTTTGCGTATGTGGCAGAGACGCTTTCTTTCAGCATCGCCGCCACCCGATGCTTTGTCACCCAATCCGCCATCAGTCAGCACATCAAGGCTCTAGAGGATGAACTGGGATGCAAGCTGCTGATACGCACATCGCACAGCATCATGCTCACCGAGAACGGAGAGGCACTTCTGCCACGTGCCAAGGAAATACTGAAGTTGGCGGAAGACTGCAAGGAGCATATCAATGCACTCAACAACTGCATGACCGGAGAACTGCGCATCGGTGTAGGTTCCTTTATCGCACCCTATATCCGTGTGGCTGCACTTATATTCATGGAGCGATACCCTAACGTAAGAGTGAATGCCGAATTTTCCAAGGCAACGAGCCTGAACCGCCTGTTGCGAGACCACATGCTGGATCTCGCTTTTACGATGAACGAAGCCTATACCAACGAGGGCATCGATAGCCAGCCTTGCATCCCATTCAGTCTTTGTGCCATCATGAGAAATACACACCCTCTTGCCAGGAAAGATAAGGTAACATACTATGACCTGCTGAAGCACGGCATCATCATGCCCGATGTAGGCGAACGTGTTTTCAACACTTTTCAGCAATATTTGCAGAACGATCTCACCAAATTAAGCGTAAAGTGTATCGTCAGTGACCCAGACGAAGACCTTGCCATCATAGAAGATACTCACCTGGTTACTTTTATGCCGAAGCTGTATCTGAAGAACCACCCTACCCTTATAGCTCGTCCTATCCATGGCATAGGAGAAGAACTGATGAGCAATGCCCACTGTATGAAGGATGTACCTATGAAGCGTTCTGCACAACTCTTCCTCGACATTATCAGGGACGAAGCCATCCCGTATATCAAGGCTTTGGAAGAAACTATGTAGTTTAGTACCAAAGTACAATTGTACTTATGTACTTCTGCACGTTTGTACTTTTTCTTATCTGTCTATTAGCGTTCCTGCTTCATGATTTATCCGCAAGAACATCTAATGAAAATCACTTTTCTGTTTACTTCATTCATGTTACCTTTGCATACGATTCCGATATTGGAAGAATTTAAACACAAAAAACTATGCAGGTAAAAACGAATGATGGCAACTATGATGTTGCCAGCAAGGGATTGGGTAATACCGCCCTTGGACTTGGTATCGCAGGTTTGGCTACCAGTTTGCTGGGTGGCGGTGCATCCTTGTTTAACCTCGGTAGAGGTAACAATGGCATGACTGCCAATCCGAGTGATCCGGATGCACGCTTTGTAACCAAGAGTGAGACCAACCTTATTCAGGAGAACTCTACATTGAAGACGGAACTTGCTATCCAGAAGAGTGAGAACTATACCGACAAGAAGATGGTAGATGTTACTCAGTATCTTGACGGTAAGATTCGTCAGCTCGAAAACAAGGTAGATGCCAACAAGGATGCACAGCAGGCGGTCAACGCACAGCAGATGGCATATAATGCCGCTGCCAACGCCAACATCGACGTGCTGAAATCGCAGGTGGCTTCACTCACGAGTGTTACCAAGCTGATGATTCCATCGGGCAATGTTTGTCAGATGGGATGCGGATGCGCTTGTAATCAGTAACCGTATTTTCGGATAAAAGGAAGAAACGATATGGATTACAAGAACTCGCAAATCCTGGCAGCGGTGGTGTCCGAATGGGCACGCCCTGCCATCTCTCAGATAGCGGCTGGCAATCTGATGCACTTGCCTATGCTCCAGTCTCTCCAGGCTACCATCGGCAGCATGGGACTGGTGAGTGGCAACTATTCTCTGCAAGCCGATATAGAACCGATGATTCAGCCTGTGGTCAATGCGCTTGTCACTCCGATGCTCGCCAAGTATTTCGGGAACATTCCCGAAGAGAGCATTCCGCAGATGGCGCACGATGTGGTAGAGCAGCTTCGCTACAAAGGACCGCTCTCTATCCTGGAGGGTGTGATAACATTTGACGAGGAGGATCTTGACGAACTCGCCGACCTTCTTCAGAAGAACCTTCCGGTAGAGAAGACCCAGGGCTATCAGGTGAAACATTAATGCGGCGGTGAAGTCGTCGCTCTATTAAAACAGAAAAGACTATGAACAAAAGAACAATTCCAGCCTGCATCATGGCTACGCTTGCAGTAGGTGCAACCGCCACTGCTCCCTATTATGATGTAAATATCACACAGCAGCTCTGTGCTCCTTCATGTGTGGACGAGACTCCGGTTTTCAACCCTCAATTCTCAGTAAAGAGCATTGCCAACGTCGGTACTTCGCAATATCTCATAACGATTCACGTAGAGGGTGTTATCAGTTACGTGCCTTGCAACTGTGGCTCCTGCTGCACTCGCTCGCAGGTAGTAAGTCAGGATTTCACCATTCCTGTCTTCTCTGCTACGGCAATCACTAACGTTACCACATCTCTTGGCAGTGTGAAAAACCGTCTTGTCAAGGTAGCCTGCTGCTCCTGCAGCAAGACTTTCGTGTGCGATGCTCCTTTAACACTCACCATTGCATGACTATCCACCAACAAAAGGAAAGGTAAAAGACGATGAAGTATATTCAGTTAATAGATCAAGCCCGCGCTCACGGCGTGGCTACCGAGAAGAAGATGATGGAGGCGATGGAGCAGTTGAGCTGCGACCTCGCCTCCCTGGAGGAAACAAATCCGGAATTGTACTGGTGCATCCTCCGGCACCAGCACGCAGTGTTCTATGATCGTCATTACAGCGAGAAAATGGCCAACCATGATGTCTGCCATCTTGTGTATAGCAAGAAAGGCGAGAATGGCGAATTGGTAGGAACCGGGGCACACTGGACCAAATCGCAGATAGTGAATGCCACCAAGGGCATGAAGTTCCATGATAAGGTGAACGATTGGGATAAGTATGTTGCCTTCAATGCCATGTACGCTGACCTGTGCAGCGATATGACAGAAGATGAAATCATCAAGGCAGCTTATCTCTTCTATTTCCAGGATGCAGACTGGCAACCCGAAGAAGACGATTGTACTAAGATATGGGACTATATGTCCGCTCACGCTACGATGTAGTTTGTTTTGATATAGGTAATCTGGATTTCGCACTAGCGAGTGCAAGTATTTTAAGTAAAAAGATTGGGATAACATTTTTTGAAGCCTCTTTGCGCCTACAAAAGCCGCAGGGAGGCTTTCTTTGTCCCCATCATCTTTTTAGCATTTGCTATCTTTGCCATCAGAAGAAATAAAAACGATAAAACAGAAAAGATATGGCAAAGATTCAACCTCTTGCAGATTTCATCCTCTCCTTCGAGGGAGGTTACGTCAACCACCCCAATGACAAGGGCGGTCCTACCAACATGGGCGTAACATTGAAAACCTGGCAAACCCAAGGTTACGACAAGAACAACGATGGCCGCATAGACGCAAAGGACGTGAAGCTTATCACCAAAGCCGATGCTATCTCCATCCTTCGCCGCTGTTACTGGAACCGATGGAAAGCCGATGACATCAAAGACCAAAGCATCGCCAACATCCTGGTAGATTGGGTCTGGTCTAGCGGCACACCAGGCGTAACCCTCGTGCAAGCCATGCTTGGCATAAGAGCCGATGGTATCGTGGGCAACAAAACCCTCAAGGCGCTCAACGCCCAGTCCCCTAAGCAGTTCTTCGACCGCATCAAGGCTCGCCGCAAGCAATATATAGCCGGCATCATCGCCAAGCACCCTAGCCAGCAAGTCTTCGAGGCAGGTTGGCTCCGTCGCCTCAATGCGATCAATTACGGCAGTCTCATCGCCAATGGCGGCAAGAAAATAAGTTTTTAACAAATAAATAAAGTAAAAAAAATGGCTTCTTACAATGGAAATGTTGACCTTTTGTCTCTGAATGGAGCAAAGGTCTTAGTAGGTATCGATGAGAAGAATAAGCAGCGTCCTTACGTTTGCATTCCTATCGATGTGAACGAAATTAGAGTAGAGACATCAAAGAATGATGCAAGTAAAACTCAGGCGAAACTGAGAGTTGGCATCTATCCTTTCAATGAGGCGTATAAGAATAAGATTCGCCAGACTGCAGCCGAACGTGGCGACACAAAAGTGAGCGTACCTACCCACGAAATGCACATTTCGTTCTCCGTCGAGTACATCAAGGCAGTGGCAAAGAATTTCCCCAAGCTCGTAGAGCAGGTGAAGGAAGCCAATAAGGATAAAGACCCTGACATCGTAAATCAGGATTTCAACGACGAGAACTCTCACCTCTTCAAGGCAATTCGTACTCGCATGAATAAGCGCATCGCCAGCCTCTATCAGCCACAGCCTACCTCCCAGCAGCAGACGTACCCACAGCAGCCATACGGAGCCGCCGGCAATGCTACCGCCTATGTACCGCCAGCAGATGGAGGCAATGATTATTCATCAATGCCAGGTTACGATGATCCGAACAGCGACCTGCCATTCTAAAGGTAAAAAAGTAAAAAGGTAAAAAAGCCTAGCGGGATTGCATGGCAGAAGAAGCAAGTATTACTTCACACGCCCTGAAAGGGCAGAAGCTCCTAGTCCAGGGCATCGCCCTGGGTATATGGGATGTGTTTTATGTCGCCCTGTAAGGGCAAAAGCTTTTTTACCTTTAAAAAATAAGAATATGCAAGAACAAATAAATCTTACAATTCCGAAGGGCTGGAACCAATGTACTCCCTCCCAGTTGGAAGCCCTCGCTGCCATCATGCATGAGCAGATAGCCAAAGTAGACCGCTATCACCCCTTCGATATGCAGAAGGTGAAGATAGCCGTCTTCTTCCTTTTTGCGGGGATAAGCATCAATGCCTATCCCGACCCTCGTCTGCCTATCAATGAACAGCACTACCTGGTAAGCATAGAGCCGCAGAAGAAGAGCCTCTTGAAGAAGCTCCTCTCCCTCTGCGCCCCCGTCCCCAGCGATTCTATCGCTGGTCACCCCCAGAGTTGCCATTTCCCCCTCTACCTCTGGCAGCTCAACTATTGGCTCTCCCCGAAAGCCAAGACCGATAATAAGACCTCCCCTGAGTACATCGCTCAGGGCGCAGGTCTTCTCGATTGGTTGGATGCAGATAGCGGCAACTTCCTCACCCGCTTCCCCTATCCGATTATCGGGCAGAAAGCCAAGTGGTACCGTCGTGCAAAAGTCTTCCGCGGTCCGAACATCGACCTCGATGGCTTCTCCTGGCAGCAATACCGTTTTGCCAGCGATATGATGCAGACCTATACCAAGTTAAGCAACAACCTGGTCAAGATGAAGCAGATGAATAAGTTCACCGAGGAACAACTCCAGACGCAAGCTCAGAGTGTAGCAAGTGCAAGAAACATGTTCCTTGCCACCATCTTCAACACCACCACCCAGTACGTTGACGCAACAACCGGTATCACGAAATACGATTTTCATTATGAGTCGAAGCAGTTCACCGAGAACGCAGGTTATTTCGTCAAATACCCGGAAGCCAACTGGCAGGTTATCCTCTTCTGGTGGAGCGGCATCATGCACACCCTAGCCCATCGCTACCCTCACGTATTCAAGGTGCAGAAGGTAAACAATAGCAAGCCGCAAACCCCGATGGAAATCTACACCGCCACCACTGCTACGATGCAGAAGTATGCAGGCCTAACGGAAGATCAGGTCAACACCCAATCCTATTCTCTAGTTCTCGAACATCTCGAAAGGTTGTCGAAAGAGAATGAGGAAATGGAAAAAATGAGGAGAGGAAAATGATGAAGATAGATTACCGCTTTCCGAATGTGGGGGGGGTAAATCCGCAGGATTCTCCATTATTCGGCAAATCGGTATTATGGAATTATAGCCGATGTTTGCGAGCTGAAAAGTTTGATACAGGCATATTAATAGAATATGAATAACCATCGTTTTTACCAATATCCACGAGGCGAGAATAAGGGCGGTATTCTAGATACAGATCTCTGTCCTACCATTACCATCAATGCGTGGGAGCAGAACGTTTTTCTGATAAAGAAATATGAGTAATAGCAACCAACCTCAATACAAGCGAGGAACGATTATCAAGAACGGAAAGAGATATGGCTTTTATCCCGATGGTTCTCTCTATCGGATATACTCCACCTCCGACCGTCCGTTTCTTGAAATCGTGGATATAGAAGGAGAAACCTTCCTGCGCATCCGTCAGGCTACAGAGCAAGGCTATACCGATTGCCCTGCACCCGGTGCAGCCGATTTGAATTACCCTACCTCCGCATTAAGACGTAGCCGCACCGTTGGGGATGGTAAATTGGTGAATGCACTCACGGCTGCCAGCAGCAATCCGTTTGTGTTTGTGGAATTATAAATAAAAAAAGATTTATAGAGCAAAAACAAGATGATAACAAAATTCAACTTCAAAGATAAGACCATCAAGTCTTATGCTATCCGAAAGCTGACACCCTTTGAGTGTTTCCGACTTATGGGTGTGCGTGATGATGTGATCCGCATGATGCAGAGTACCAATGCCCAGGCAGCCGAGCGAGTAGCTGGCTATAAGAGCAAGGGAAAGGCAGAGGATATGGCGGTATCGGCTAGTCAGCAATACAAGCAAGCTGGAAATTCTATCGTGGTAGATGTGCTCGCAGCCATCTATCAGCAACTCTGGTATCCGAAAGAGCCAAAGCGTGAGGCACAGACCTCATTCTTTGCCGATTTCTTCCCAGAAGACCAACTCCCTACCTATCCGGTAGATAAGAACCATGGTGAGAAACTTATCCTCACCACCTTCTCCGGTTACGACTCGCAGTTGATGGCAGCCGATGTTCTCGCCCAGCAGCATCCTGATTTCCACTGGACGTGCGTAGGCTGGAGCGATATAGACAAGTATGCCTGTCAGATGCACGACCTTATCTTTCCGCAGTTTGCTGACAAAGCTTTGGGCGATATAACCAAAATCGACTGGCAGCAGGTAAAGAATAATGTGGGGGGGCAAGAAATCGACCTTTTCACCTATTCCTCACCTTGTCAGGATATATCGCAAGCCGGCAAGCAGATGGGTTTGAAGGAAGGTTCCGATACCCGCTCGGCATTATTGTGGCGAGTAGCCGATGCCGTAGAGGTATTGCGTCCGAAGTATCTGCTTCAAGAGAATGTGGCAGCCCTGGTAAGCGAAAAGTTCATGCCCGATTTTCAGAAGTGGCTTGATAAACTCTCTTCTCTCGGCTACGTAAGCCGATGGGCAAGACTCAATGCCAAAGACTATGGTGTTCCGCAGAACCGTGACCGTGTTTTCTGTCTCTCAATGAGAAAAGATGTAGCCTTCGATTACCAATTCCCCGACCCAGTTCCGCTGAAAAGAAAGCTGGAAGACGTGTTGCAGGAAGAAGTAGATACAAGGTTCTTCCTGAAAGATGAAGCCGTCAGCAAGTTCCTCCAGGCAAACGATAAAGACACCTGCGTCTTCCATCAGTTCGAGATAGAGCCGAGCCATGAGAATGCGATGGCATTAAAAGCCATCCTTACCCTTTATCTGGAAGAGACGCATCTTTGGCATTGCACTCCCCAAGAACTGCAGGAACAGCTTTCTTCCGCTCACGAGGACATCATTATGCCGCTGTTCAATGACTGGAAAGAGAACGGCAAGTTCGCAAATCCTAAGTTGGAAAGTATGTATCATCATTTTTTGGAGAAGAAATGAGCAAGAAAAAGATTCGCAATAAGATGCCGAAATGCACTCAGTGCTCTGCATCTCTTAATTTCGTTGGTAATGAAGAGTATGGAGATAATGGTTATAAGTATCTTTATCATTGTCCGAACTGCGGTGCAGACTTAGAGGTTTTTGAACCTTTGGAAGAAGATAAACCCCAATATCCATTTTGGCAATGATAAAGGTAAGTTCTTTAAACCCGGACCCTATCTATCTTGTAGTAAGCAGATGTTTGATATCACAGTATCAGCGAAACTCGATAGTAAACTTTCTGAAGGCTACAGGCGGTAGGGCTGCAACGGCTGTAATAGTAAGATATGATTAAAGGTTTGTTTTCATTAAGCATACATCATTTAATGCCGATAAACGTAGATAACGATTGCTTTCACTGTCCGGTCTGCACTCATTATCATAAGCTGGCATTATCCGATATTCTTCCTGGTTTAAAACGTAGGTGTAATCGTGAGGGTGCTGTAATTGTAGAAATATAGAACTATGAATAGTAATCGCCCTATCATCTTCGGCTCTTATAGTCCATCCCAAAATGGCATTATCGTGCACCCGAAAGGTATTGCCCTTTGCCTTACTGGTGGTGGCAAAGGGCACGATGTAGATAAACCGAAAATATTATTAGAGTATGAATAAGGTTATAATAGATAAAGGCAGCATTCCTCCTTCTGAAGAGAAAGAGGATGATCCTAATGATATGCCACCTTTCGTATTAATAGAATATGATTAAGATATTAGCCATTCACGAGGCAAGAACAGAGCACGCCAAGGAAGTACGCAAGCAGACTGGCACCAACGATTATCGTGATAAAGCCATTTTCTTTCGTGACAGCTTCCTGATGCAGTGTATCGGTACCTTCCATACAAAAGATAATCTTCTTGCCTTCAGATATGAATAAAGAAAAGTTATGAACGAAATACATACGATAGTAGTAGGTATGCTGAATACGCCTCCGTTTGATAAGCGTTTCCAGCTGGCAAAACGAGTGTATGCTGTAAAAGGCATAGCACCTGCTTGTAATACATGTGGGGGTGGTGGACTTCAGCCCAAAATATTTGTGGAGTATGATTAGGCAAGCAATTATCGAACCGAGGAAGCGAAGGCATATCGTAAGATACACGGCGACAGAGGCGGTTGCCGTTATCAGGATAAATATCATCGCCCCAGCCCCTACCCCTGGAGTAACTGCATTTCCACCGTAACAAAAGATAATCTTTTATGGCAGCAATACGAATAAGAACCTGCGCAAGCAGAGGCAGAGCCGATGGCGATTGGTATTCCAATCCTCACTCCCAAAGGTTAGAAATCGGGGTGGGTATCAGTAACGCCATCTCCTCCATCGCCAAGGATTTTATGATCATTATCAATTATGAATAAAAAGAGGAGCCTCCGTTCCCAGCGATTCTATCGCTGGTCCCTCCCCTCTTTGTCCCATCAAAAACCATAAAAAGCCCTAATTTTACACTCAGAAAAAGAGAAAAAGCGGGTGTGCGTATATCGCCACCATTCTCTCTTTCAATCACATTCAGGATAACACATAAAAAGAAACGCAAAAATGGCAAGCAAAAACAAAAACAGAGTAACTAACCTGCAGCAGCTCCAAAATCGTAGTGAGGAGCTGAAAGATGCAGGCTATGTAGCCGTTCGCCCGGATGCCTTTACACCGCTTAAAAATGGCGGCGGTAAAGTCTTCTCCTGGAACGACTACGTCCACAGCATGCTCCTTACCACAGCCGGTATGTCGGCAAGCGGTGGCGACGCAGGCGGTTCTGCAGCACGTCAGCAAGTCTCCACTATCTTTGCATCAAGTGGCGGCGAGAACCTGAGCAAACCTAAAGACGTAGGTACCGAAGGCTTAGGCTTTATGGAATGGGGCATGGCAAACCGACTGCCAAACCTTATCTGGATGCTCTCCCGCATGTCGCCTTTTACCGCAGCAGGAGTAGATTACATCAAAAAAATACTGGTAGGTCGTGGTCCCGCAGCCAAGTACCACTATACCCAGTATGTAGGCGGCAACATCACAGAGAAGTATATCCCCTACGAGAGCGCAGGAGTCCTGCTCCGAGGTCAGATAGCTGACCTGAAAGCCAAGGAAGAGGCAGCCGCCGAAGCCAAGCGCCAGAACGAGCAGCAGAACCAGAACGGGCAGTCTCAGCAGGAGGAGTCACCGTTCTCTGCGGTTCAATCGCAGGTCTTATCCTCCGATGAAGAGGATAGCGAGGAGATGAAATCTCTGAAAGAGGCACTCCACAAATGGGAAGAAACCAATGCCCAGGTTCGCGATTTCATCGAAAACAACGACCTGATGCAGACCTTCCTCGACCTGGCAGGAGATATGGCTCTGATGTCACAATGCTTTGTAGAGCTCCAGCTCAATCAGCGTTCCCTCGACGAGAACGGCAAGGCCGTTCCTACTGCACAGTGGACTCCGAAGGTGATCGGTCTGAAGCACCGCAGCATCTTCACTACCCGACTGGAGCGCATGGACGAAAACTACCGCATCAACTATGCCTACGTCAGCAACCAATGGCTCGACCCAACCCAATACGTCGGTGTGCAGAAAGAGGAAGACCGCAAGATAGCCGCTATCCCTTATCTCCCTACTACATCAGCCGTGAAGGATTTGCAGCGCAAGATACGCGAGGCACGTCAGAAGAACGTAAGCCGCAAGAAACGCCCTACCCGCTTCATCATGTCGCCAAGAGATTTCGGCGGCCCCTACTATGCCGATGCCCTTTGGCACTCTATCTTTGCCGGCAGCATCTTCGAGTATGCCTTCACCATCGTAGATGACCGCCTTACCCGAAAGCGCAACAGCAACATCATCGGTAGAGTTATCTATATCCATCAGGACTATATCAGCAGGCTCTATCAGCAGCAGGGTGAGAAGAAAAAGAAAACCCAGGGCGAGATTCAGAACGAAATCTTTACCTCTATCAATACCTGGCTCTCTAATCCCGATAATGCAGGTCAGGCGCTCATCTCTTCTGCTTTCACGGGCAGCGATGGGAAAGAGCACAAAGCTTGGGAAATCGTGGAAATCGAAACCAAGGCAAATGATCAGGCGAATGCCGACAAAACCGAGTTGCAGGAAATAAGCAGCATCATCTTCTTTGCCATGGGTCTTGATGCAAAGCTCATTGGTAATACCCCTGGTGATACGGCATCCTCTGGCGGTACCGACCTGAGAGAGCGCTTCCTGGTCAAGCAAATCCAGTTTGCTCCTTTACAGCAGTTGATGATACGCCCGCTGGAAGTTTTGAGTCGCTTTAACGATTTTGACGAGCATCTGGTATGGCAGATAGACCGGGAGGTATTAACTACCCTCGATAACTCGAAGACCGGAGTGGCAAAGCAGGGGCAGGAATAGCCCCTATGGGGCGATAACCGCTCCATAGCCCCCTATCGCCCCCGTTCCCAGCGATTCCATCGCTGGTCCATATATAATAACGTAAAAGCAAAAAAAATGATACTCTTTACGAATCAAGAACTTAGGCTTCACCTCCCCAGCAATGCCGTGGACGAGGTAGCCAACCTGCAGGGTATGCTCGATAATAGCGAAAAGGACTTCTTGAAGCCTCGCCTTGGAGCATCCCTATACGACCGTCTCTGCAAGCAGTATGCGAGCCTAGACCCTTTGGTTTTCTGTGAAGCTGTTGGTGATGGTACCTACGTCAATGACCCATGGAACGAACTTCTGCTTTATGCGCAGCGCATGATTGTGAATGATGCGATGGCGCAGAACATCGAGAAGCAAGCCCTTTCTGTGAATGGCTCCGGTATCAATGTAGCCTCCAGCAACGACTATGCCGTAGCCACCGACAAGCAGATAGCGCAGGGCAAGGAAAGCTATCGCCAGTCTGCCATGACCTCGCTCAATAACCTGCTTTCCCTCTTGGAGGGATGGGCTAAGGAAGTGAATACACCTATGCCTATCGATGCAGCGGGCGATGGTGCAGAAGGCAGCACCCCTTCAGATGGCAGTAACCAGGGTTCCCCATCAGAAGGAACCGATGAAGGAACCGATAGCGGCAAAGATGATGCAGAAGAAGCCGAGAAGAAGCAGCATGAGGCGATAGAGGAAATCGTAACCCTCTGGCAAGAAAGTAAGTACTACTATTATCATCGGGATCTGCTTTTCCCTACTTGCGAGTCTTTGCAGCCGTATCTCGATATTTACGGCAACAGAGATAAGTTTGTGCGTCTCATCCCTGATATGCTTTTCATCCAGAGTGAGTATCTGGAAGAGGCATTTGGCGAAGATTTCATCCCTCGCCTCTTGCAGGCTGATGAGAACGACAAGATGCTGAAGAAGGCACGTCAGCTTGTAGCCGCCTATCTCAAGGAGCGTACATCAGTTATCAACTTCGATAAGTTGACCCGATCCACGGCGCACAATGATGCCATCACCGTAAGGGAAAGCATTCATCGGTTGCTGAAGAAAGAGGAAGCCGAGAAGCAAGCCAAACTCGATGCAGCCAAAGCTGAGAGTGCCGCAGAAGACAGTACCTCTTCATCATCGACGAGTAACGCCTCCATCGCTTCATCATCGGATAGCAGGGACGGCATCGAAGGTTACGACAACAACCAAAAAGGTTCTCGTATCTTTGTAACACCTATTCTGTGCTAAAAAAGGCTTATTTTCGGTTTAATGTCGCATCAAGCGTTTCAAAAACCGCTTAATTTGACGTTTAATCGGGAATCAAGTCTAAAACAGGCAAAAAATATTCTTAATTTTCAAATAAACATCAGAAACAAGGATTTATGGAAAATTTATCTTTACAGGAAATCATCAGCATCTTGAAGCCAGCTATCGGCGCAAGAATGCTTACCCAGGAACAGAAGGATGCCTATGAGCAGGGATTGTCTCTACTGGAGGGTGCAAGTAACGCACGCTCATTTATTGAGAACTCACGTAAGTTTAAAGACTATCATCGCCGTACCCGACAGATGATCGCCTATCTCAACAGCTACAGCAACTCTCAAGCTAACGCTGCATCATCTGCTACCGACAAGCGACGTGTGGGCAGACCTACCAAGCAGGAACAGATTGAGTATGCCGAACTTCAGAAAAAGAAAGCCCTGGAAGATGCGAAGCAGTCTCTCTTCCCTAGCCTGAAACCGGACACCACCCTGCAGCCGCTTACCTATAATGGTATCGTAGCCAACCCTAACGGCGAAAGTATCGCTGCCACCATGCCCAACCTAATGCAGTTGCGTCCGTTCCTCTCTACCGCCCTGCAGGAGCAGGTGAACACCGTGCGTGACCTCCGCAGCGAGATGGCAAGCAAGGCAGAACAGGCTAAGACCAGGGCTGAAGCCAACGAGAAAGCCATCTCTCAAGGCAAAAGTGCCGTCTACACCGAGGATGAGATTGCCCCTCTCGCCACAAGAGCCGTAGAAATCGAAAGCGATATTCTTCCGGAAATCTTCAAGGCTGTAGATAGAGAGATGGGCGAGTGTTATCTGCGACTAAGCGAGAAGACCGGAGACCCTGAATATATCGCCTATGTAAAGAAAACCTTTACCGTGGACCCTCAGACCCTCCGTACCCAGTTTAAGCCATTCTATGAGAAGGCGCAGTCTCGCGACCCTCGTTTTGCCGAGCAGGTAGCCGAGAAAATTGCCAACGACCGTCCGGAAGTAAAGGCTGCTCGTGATGCAGCCGCAAAGCACAAGGCAGAAGCCGATGCTCGCATCAAGTATATCCTTCGCAAGGATAAGCTATCTACCCAAACGAGAGTGAAAGGCATCAAGGAGCGCATAGACCAACTTCGCCAGGATTTCTCTGACATCGTGACCGAAGAGGAGCTTTCCGGCTATGAAGCTATTCTCACAAAAACTATAGAAGAAGCCAAAGAGGATCCCGAAGCATAATTCCCCTCTCGCCCCCGTTCCCAGCGATTCTATCGCTGGGTTCTTTTTATGTCCCCTCTAATAAGAAAAAACCTCCTATCTTTGCCCTATAAACAAAGAAGAAAAGCAATATGGCAAAGAATAAAGAAACCCCAGAACAGCGCACGCAGCGTTTCAAGACCCTTTGCGTCCATATCCTCGCCCAGAGCGGCAATTGCCAGGAATCTCAGCATGCTTTCAAGAGCACGCAGAGTATTCCGGAAATGTGCGAGGCATGGCGCAAATACTGGCACGGCTTAATCACCGAGGTACCGCAGCAGGTAATCGATGCTTTCAAGGCGGTATATCCGGAGTTTAAGGCAGATATTAACCAGGGTGGTATCTTCTATAACGAGGATTCGCCCACCGGTACCGTCCTTGTAGGCGATACAGACGAGGAAATCCACCTCTACTCCTCCCGAAAGATATACGTCTTAGGCAAGGCACACGTTATCCTCCATAATGCGGCTACCGCCCTCGTGATGAATGAAGGCTGCAAAGTAGAGCTATTTGATGGCAGCAAGGCTACCATAAAGGCAGGTTACGGTATCGCCAGGAACTATGCCCACCTGGTAACTGGCAGCGATGCAGAAAGCTACGACCAGAGTGTAGTCTTCATCACCGATGGCACCCTTCACGACCATGGGCACCAGAAAATCAATGCTTTTGGTACGGCAACCATTGATACCTTCACCGATCGCCTCATAGATTTATACGATAAAGCAAAAATAGAAATCAGAAAATGAACTCACATCTTACTATATTGATAAACGACAAGCCGGTATCTTTGCCCGATGATTTCTCAATAGATATTGAGGACCAGAACCCCGTGTTCAACGATACGGAAATGTTCTCCTATCCTTTCTCTATTCCGCTGGACGGCAACCGATGGCTGGTAAAGAACATCGAAGATATTCATGCCGCCATGAAAGCCGTGAATATGGAGCACCTGCCTACTCGCATTCATGCCGACGGACTGCCATTCCGTAGCGGTACCTTGGTCATGCAGGACGATGAGGAAATAACCGATTCACTCTCTATGAACATCGATGCCAGCACACAGAGCTTCAGCGAGCTAATCAGCGACCTGCAATGCCGTGATATTCCGGTAAAGGACCAGATTATCATCGGTGAGAAAATCGGTAATGTGAGGGTGGATATAGAGAGCGACCCTGTGGTAAAGGTAAATGTTTTTGTTACCGGAGGTAAGCATAAGGATGATAAGACGGAAAACCACGAAATCAGAGCCGCCCACGTAAGCGTAAGCAAGGTTCTCGAACCGCAAGCACTCGGTTTCTCTTATCCTGCCAGTTGTAAGGAATATACAAGCACATCTACCCAGCATTATAAAGGTGATGCGTATAAGCTCTCAGAGCGTTCCTATCCGCAGAACCATACAGTAAATGAGCCTACCATCGCAAATAACGGTAACTATATAAACACTGCTGCTGCCTATGGCGAAACCGATGGCGCGGGCAGGGCAGCCGCTTACTGCAACGCCCGTATCTGTTACAAACATCATGGTCTTGATGATGACAAGAAGACGGCGAGCGGTGTTATTAGTACGAAAGACTGTACCTGGACGAACGAAGACCTTTACCCTTATTGGGTATTGGATGCCAAACGTCCGCAGTCGGGTATCTGCTTCTATGTGCTTTATTTCCTCGATTGCCTCTTTGACTATCTGGGTGTAACTTTCGATAAGCGAGCCTTAATGCAGATAGAGGATTTGAAGCATCTTTGTTTCTTCACGACCGTATGCAGCTACGATACCGTCAGTTACCAGTACGACGAGGAAGATCCTACAGGCGCAAAACAACCTAATCTTCACCCTCACCATGGTACTTATTACCGAAAAGACGATGCCGAAGTCATCGCCAAGAAGAAGAAAGCTGGCGAAATCAAGACGGGTTATTTCCAAAGCCAGGAGCATATCAATTCATGGCTGGAAAGCCGTGGTTGCGGTGGAAAGATTAATATCGTAAAGGCAGAGAATAAGGACGTGCAGGAATTAACACTCCACACACCTGAAGGCACCACCGAGCATATACAGGTTGGTGAGGTTCGCGATGATGGCGGCAAGGTTACTAGTATCAGCATCGAGGCAAAAATCAGCAAGTTCAAGGTACAGGCAAACGTGCTTAATATGGTAGCCAACAGCGGCAATTTCCCTGATGAGAGCGTAAGCACCGTAATCTCATCTCTTGAAAGTGCCTTTGGTATCAAGTTCTCGTATGATTACGAGCAGAAGAAGGTAACAGCTTATCTTACCCGTGATGTGTTGCGCAAGAGCGGTAATGAGGCAAGAACGTTTCATGCCAACATCCACTCCATGGTCCCGATGACCGAGAAGATTACAGGTGTGCGTATGCGCTATTCTGCAGAGAGTGATGCAAAAGATCAGCGTCAGAATGTACTCGATAGCCGTAGAAACAAGAACATGGGTTATTCTACCGATTATGATTACATCGATTACCCTGCGCCAGATAGTGGCGATAACTCCACCATCTATAATCTCGACTACATCGATTTCTTCCATAATCTGAGTAGTGGAGATAAGCATTGTTATATCGACCGCAAGACTGGCAACGCTTATCGCGTAAAGGTGAATAGTGATGCAACCACGACAGCCGACTTGAAACCGGTACTCTTTGAGGTAGGTCAGTTTAAGGGTGTAGAATATGGAGATTGCAGCGATGAGAACGAAGATTTCATTCACGATATTTCGGTAGATTTTACTCCTGTTCCGTTCAATGATGTGAACTATTTCAAGGAGATAGAAGCTGCCTATGGCTCTCACGAGGCAATCGACTCCTACAACGGCAAGAAATATGGTGTAACCATCGCCGATAGTCTGCCTATCCTCTGTGCTTATGTAGATGAGGATATGGAGCATGAGTTTGTGGAACAGATTATCAATCAGACTATCTCTACTGCTTTCTGTGATTTCTACATGCAGCAGACACTATCACTCGTAGAAAGCTACGACCCGTCGAGCACCGATGATGGCAATTCTCCGTTGCAGGATGATTCACGCTGGGGATATGCGGTTGCTTTGATGCGAGGTGGTGGTAGCGATGCTACCCGCCAGTCTTACGATTATAATTACGACCACTTCGGAACGTCCAAATGGCGTACCGTATCTGGTAAGTATGCCCTGGCATGCGATTCACTGGATATGATGGGCAATGAATTTGACTATAATGGTATTCAGGAAGGAACGGGCGAAGGTGAAAAATTCTCGCTCAAGATACGTGCTTTCAAGGAACCATCGTGGTTAAGTGATCCGAAGTATCAAAATGTAGTACTTTGTGATAAAGATGAGGTAGATAAAAATGGTAAGGTGGTGAAGAAGGTCCGTTCCCGCGGCTTATTTGATACCTTCGTCCTCCCCTACGCCTATTTCCTTCTGAACAGAAAGAAGTTTATGGTGAGATGTACCACTACCGTAGCGCAAGTGGCCGATATACCGAACCACTGGCAGGAATGGTGGAACATAGGCGGTATGAAATGCCTCATAGACAAGGTGAATACCACCATCGATGCCAAGACGGGAATGGGCGAGGTTGAGTTAACAGTGTACGCCCTGTAAGGGCAGAAGCTCCTAGCCCAGGGCAACACCCTGGGTATATAGGATGTGGTTTATGTCGCCCTGTAAGGGCAAAAGCTTTTAAATAGAAAATATGTTTTATAATATAAAAACGAAATAAAAATGGATAAAAAGATATTGATTACCGGAACTGGTATTCATTCTGCCCTAGGCAGAAGTACAAGAGAAGTAGCCATGAACCTCTATAAGGGTAAATGCGGATTGCATCACGACGAATGCCGCGATAAATACAATTCCGATTTATGTGGCAATGTACCTAGTTGGAAAGCAGAGTGTCTGGATATACTTACCCATGCGCAATACGAATGTATGCCTGCACATGGTTTTTATGTGCTCGATGCGGTATTCGAGGCGCTGAAGAAAGCAAAGGTCAGTAAGGAGTTTCTTGAAAACCATAATGTTTCACTTATCGTAAGTAACGACTCAGAATGTTATGAAAGCAAAGTTGTGGTCTCTCACGTAAAAAAGAACATCTCTAATCGTAGACTTCCGGTAACAACCCTATTCCGTTCACTTAATTCCACTATCAGCATGAACCTGGCCACTATCCTCGGCATTCATGGTTTATCGCTCACCGTTAGCGCAGCCTGTGCAGGAGGTGGCCACGCCATCGGACTAGCAAAGATGTTGCTCGATAGCAAACAGACTGAAATGGTAATTGTGATTGGTGCGCAGGAAACAACAAGTAATTATTGTATGGAGGCTTTCGATGCCCTCGGTGTCTTCTCACCTGATAAAGTACAGCCGTTTGGTAAAGGCAGAAACGGCTTGGCACCATCTGGTGGCGCAGCCTGCATCATCCTCGAACCATCGGATAGTCTTCGATTGAAAGAAGAGAAGGTGCATTCATTCGCTTCCCTTTCCGGCTATGGCTTCTCTTCAAACGGCAAATCCATCACTACCCCTGATAGTTATCAGGAAGAAGTATCTATGCTGAATGCTATCGAGAATGCAGGTTTGGATGAAGGCATGATAGACGTAGTACTTGCTCATGCTACCGGCACACCGATGGGCGATGAAGCCGAGGCAAAGGCAATAGAGAGGATCTTCCCTATCTGTCCGAACGTAGTAGCTACAAAAGGTATGACGGGTCACGAGTGTTGGATGGCAGGTGTATCGCAAGCCGTACAAGCTACCATCATGCTTACATACGGTCGTCTGTTCCATGCAGCCACCACCGAAGAGAACGCCTTCCCATCCCTCAATCTGGTAATGCGTCCAAAATTCTATTCCCCTCATCATATCCTCTGTAATGCCTTTGGCTTCGGTGGCACCAACTCATCATTTATTATTTCAAAAGTACAGTTATGAAAAAAGAAGAAATAACCTCTCGCATTATCGCTATCGTGAACAGCCTGAAAACATCATGGGTAAAGCACGAAGTAACCACTGCCTCTAATATCAGAGACGAGGTAGAACTGGAGTCTATTGATTTCCTCGATATGATCCAGCAGGTGGAAATGATGTTCCATATCAAGATTACCCCGGAAGAGGCGAAAGATTGCAAGCTCGTTTCCGATGTAATTGCGCTCGCCGAGCGCAAAGTTAACAATTAAAAGTTTATAGTTTAAAGAGGCTAGCGCCCTCAAGCAAGAATGCCCTATAAACTATAAACTATAAATTATAAATTATTTCTTATGGCACAGAAAATCAATCTCACATCGGGTTCTGTATTTGCCGGAAATCCGATAACCTTTACCATCACCCCCTCCGTGGCTACGAATCCATCCTTCCATCGGGTTATCGTGGAAGTGAACTTTGATAATGGTACGGGCAGTTACGAAACCAATAAGCTCACGATCCCCGTTACAACCGAGAGAAGTGATGTATCGCTTGATATATCCTCTGCTCTCCGCATAACGCTGGATAGCTACAAGTATACTGCCATTCCATCCACCTACCCCGTGGTAAGCTGGTACATCAAAGCCTACGATGAGTATATGGATAACAACGGCGAGGTGCATACCGGTGTAGGCGAGGTCTATTATCCAGCTGATGGCTCGAAGAATAAAGGTGAAACCAACCTTCGCTGCATAGCCGGAGCCTTCAGCGATATAGAACGATTGAAATCGGGCGTAACGAAGGCAGTCACCCATCTCTCCTGCAAACCGACTGATACCCACGAAATAGCCGTTGTAGGCGCGAGCTTCGTTTATCCGGTATCATATAGCGCAGCACAGAACCTAGCCACCAGCAGCTCACTGACCGCCCCTGCATCTGAAGAACAGGAAATTACGAAAGAGGGTGCGCAGAGTATTCAGGGGCACCCTATCTATGCTCTACCATCCTCTGAAGCTGAAGACCGTACCACCTTCCGTTTCATTAACCGCTTCGGTTGCCTGGAGAGTATCAGCGTGCCGAAATCCTACTCTCAGAAGATGAGTGTCGAGAGCACGCAATATACGAAAGCTATTCAGGAAACCTTCAATGAGTTCTCCCGTTCGGCTATTCAGAAGCAGAATGATCGTGAAAGTTGGCTCTATCAGAGCGACCCGCTCACCAAGTCATGGCAGCAGTGGTATCTCCATGAGTTCCTGATGTCTGAGCACGTATGGCTGAAAGCCAATGATACCTGGCTTCCTTGCACCATCAATCTTGAAGACGAGATAACCATCAAGGACGAAACCAACAAAAATATGTATTCCGTTTCCTTTACTGCAAAGCTCGGTATAAACGGCGACCCCTTCGCCATTTAAAGGTAAAAAGGTAAAAGAGTAAAAAGGTAAAAAGAACCTTAACCCCCTCTCGCCTCCGTTCCCAGCGATTCTATCGCTGGTCCTTACCCCGCTAGGCTTTTTTACCTTTTTACTCTTTTACCTTTTCTTTTTGTCCCCACTAAAAAAGCGAAAACCTTTATCTTTGCCTTATAAATAAATAAAAATCCAAACAAAGAAATGGCAACAGAAGCAAAAAATACAAATTATTGGATCTCGAGCACTGCGCTCTATATCCAGCTAAATTCGATGGGAGAACCTGACTACATCCAGTGTAGTGTAGTATCGGGCGCTTCAGTCCTATGCTATATGAGCGATGTGCCAGGCTTGGGCTATGATGCCGGTCACAACTATCAGCGCTGGACGCTTGCTGCCTATCCTTCTATCTTCCCCGATAGCAAACGGAAGTATGTGTATATCGCCATTCCACGACAGTCTACCACCGATAATAACCAGGCTACCGTCGTGTTCCCTGGTCAGAAGATAGATATATACGGTAAAACTATTCCATCTTCCGGAACTGAAGGTGTGCAGATAGGTAACGAGGCTTATTACTATATCTTTACAGGCGGTATCATATCTGCTGTAAAGACCGATGCCGACAATACCAGAAAGCGAGAATGGGAACAGCATTTTGATTGCGGAAAACTGGCTACCGACGAGGCTATAGCCAGTGGTGGAGAAGGCGCATGGTGGCGGTATAATTCCGTATCAGATACCATTACCTTCCTCAAGGAGATTCTGAAGGCAAACTTTAATGAATTGTCGGCAAAGGTAGCTCGCGTAACCCGTCTTTTCCTGGGTGGGCATGAACTGAAGGGCGTTGCTGACAGTAACGGCACCCTGGAAACAAGCAATGATACCGTAGTTACCCCTCATTATCTCGGTCAGTTCGGTGTGAATCATTTCCTTGCCAAGGATAAGGATGATACGGCCCATGGCACTATCACTTGGGAGAAGGTGCAGAAGTTCTTTAGTGGATTGCTTATCGGTAACTCCAACAATGAGAACGGAGGCTCGTGGACTACAGATGCAGAAGGTCGTTCACACCTCATCACAGATTACTTGGAGGTAAGAATGAAGGCTATCTTCGAGGAGCTGGTCATCAATAAAACATCCACCATCGGTGGTAAGGAGATAATCTCTCCTGCTGGTGGCGTGGTGGCTCATAAGGTAGAAGAAGTTACTGTGACATACAATAATGTGTCACAGAAGGCTTATCGTTGCTATTTCTTAGCAGAGCAGGATGGTGATGAGGTAGATAACGACTTCGCGGTTAACGACCAAGTGCGCTCGGAATCATTCAACGTTCGCAAGGGCACTTATCACAAGGCTGGCAATCACTTCTATTGGCGATTGGCAATCGGTCGTGATGAAGACCCTGTAGAGCTGGAAGGAAAGAAATATCATTATATCGACCTCTCTGATACCGATTGCGCTACGGCAAGCGATGTTCCTGCTAAAGGTGATGTGCTCAACCAGTGCGGTAATAGAACCGATGTGGAACGTCAGAACTGCCTTATCTTCTCGGCGGTAGATACCTATTCGCCATCCATTAGCCTCTATCACGGCATCAACAGCTATTCCTTTGCCAATAGGGAGTATGTGGAATATGGTGTGAATAAGCAGACTAACAAGGCATTCTTCAACGTCTACGGAGATATGTACTTCGGAGACCGACCTACTAGTGCCAATAACTACGAGGGTGAATCCTATGTCAAGTTTGATAGCGAGACGAAGAAAGTTACCATCAAGGGAGACTTGGATATTAAGTCCACCTACGATGGAAAGACCTTGGATAAGTACATCACCGAGAAGAGCTTGGATAAGAATGCCGTTGAGACCATTATCAAGAAATCGCAGACGATTATCGACCTTCAAAACCAGATAGACGGAGCTATTGAGACTTGGTTCTATGACGGCGTTCCTACTTTGAAGAATGCTCCAGCCATCAGTTGGAAGACCGACAATGATAAGAAAACCCACTTGGGAGACCTCTACTATGACAACAAGACGGGCAAGGCATACCGCTTTGCCAAGGATGGCTCTACCTATGAGTGGATTATCATCACAGATACGGAGCTGACCAAGGCACTCAAAGATTCAAGCCAAGCACTCAAAGATGCAGCCGCTGCGGATAAGAAGGCTAATGGAGCGCAAGCTACCGCCAACACCAAGAGACGCATCTTCGGCTCTCAGCCAGTTCCACCATACGATGTGAACGATATGTGGGTGAACGCAACCTATCCGAACGATGGTAGCACTTACAAGAACGAAATCTTGAAGTGTTCCACCGCCAAGGCAGAAGGCGAAAAGTTCGATATTGCCGATTGGAAATTGGCTAGCAAGTATACCGATGACACGAAGGCAGAGGAAGCCAAGAAAGCTGCTGAGAAGGCGCAAGAAGAGATTAAGACGACACAGAGCAACTTGAACGCCCTCGGAACGACTGTTACCGAAAACAAAAAGACGTTCGACAGCTACGTCAAAGATGGCTACCTAGAGCCTTCTGAGATTGCTGCAATGGCGCAGGATTCCAAGCGACTTGAAGATGCTTTCGCAGCTGCCGAGAAGTCGTACAATGAAGTGAAGGGAGCAGAGGTGTTAAAGAGTACAAAAGAA